TATTTTAAACCCATACTCTAAAAGATAATCTTCTATTTCTAAAATTTAAAAAATCACTTGGTTCAATAAATTCTATATTTCCTGCGATATGATTAAGCATATGTGCATCAAATTGCTCATTGTTTACGGAGTTTTCGCAAAAATGTTTAATTTGATCATCAGATAAATCTTTTAATTTTAAAAAATTATTATAAGAAGTAATAAAAAAATGGCTACTTGTTTCTGTTCTATTAAACTGTTTGTCTCCTATATGGAAACATGGTGATACGTTGGCATTTTCATTAAAAAATTTCTCAGCATCTTTAATTCTTACAAAATTATCATGTCTAGATCTAATGATATAATCATATTTTTTATTGTTTTCTTTTAGATATTTAGCAATATAAATCAAATTGTATGCAAAAAAAGGAAATCCATCATCACGACATTGATGATATTGACTCATATCTTTCTGTTCCAAAAAAATTGGAATATCAACAACATCTTTTATTTGTTCATTTAAAAGGTTGATATCATAATCATAAAGATAATTTGCGCCTTCGTTTACTTTATGATTGCTATAGGTTCCTTTTTTGGGATACCAAGTTAAAAAAATAACTTCGACATCATGAGTCGGAAAGCAATCCTTTAATGCTTGAATATTGGTTTTAATATCATCTAAACACTCTCTAATTGCGCCTACAAAAATCAATCCTAATTTCATTGATAATATTTATCACATGTTGATTTTTTTCAAGTATTGATATTTATTGTAATGGAAAGTGATATTAACATATTGATACCAATGGCAGGATTAGGCAGCAGATTTGCACATACCCATCCCAACCAATTAAAACCACTAATTGATGTTTGTGGGGTGGCAATGATTAAAAGAGTAATTGAAAATTTAAATCAAAGCCAAAACGCAAATTTTATATTTGTGATACCTAATATTTTGAAAAATAACAAGGATTTTTTTAATATATTAAATGAATCAAACATAAAATACAAAATATTAGTAACAGAAACCCTTACGGAAGGACCCGCTTGCACGGCTTTATTAGCAAAAGATTTTATAAACAACAACACGCCATTAATAATAACTAATTGTGATCAATACATTGCAGATTTCAGTTTAAATGACCTATTAACTTTTTCAAAAATAAACAATGCACATGGAGTTGTTGGTGTATTCCATTCTAATTCGAATAAAAATAGTTATATTAAACTAGGAAATGATTTAAGAATACAGGAAATTAGAGAAAAAATTGTCATTAGTAATATTGCAACTAATGGTTTGCATTTTTGGTCTAAAGGTGTTTATTTTGTTGAGTCGGCAGAAAAAATGATTTCTAAAAATGAAAAATATAATAATGAATATTATATAGCACCTTCTTATAATAATATGATAACAGATAACAAAAATATTTTACCATACTATTATAATTTACATTTTCCAATCGGAACGCCCGACGATTTAAACATTTTTGTAAATGAAGTATTTAAAACTATAAAACACAAATGAAAAAATTAAAAATAAACTTTGTAGACTTTTGGCCCAACCTATTTAAAGATGATAATTACTTCTATAATCTTTTAAAAACAAAATATGATGTTGAAATAGATGAAGAAAACCCTGATATATTATTTTTTTCGGTTGATTACAATAACGAAAGAAACAGGGATAGATATAAAAACTGTTTAAAAATCTTTTATACGGGTGAAAACGTTGAACCAAATTGGAATGAATGCGATTTAGCTTATACTTTCAGACATTCAAATGATCCAAGGGAATATCGTTTGCCTTTATGGGCATTGCATTTGAATTGGTTTAATAGACCCTATATCGCAGAAAGAGATCATGCTTATTTACACGATTTAGAGTCATTTTTAGATAAAACCAAAATTAAAAAACTAAACAAAACTGGTTTTTGTTCATTTGTTGCATCACAACCCAAAGGAAAAAGAGTTGATTTTGTTCCAAAGCTTTTTAATTACAAACCAGTACATTGCGCAGGACGTTTATATAATAACATAGGTGATGTTTTAGTTTGTAGAGGTGACCAAATAGAAAAAATAAACTTTTTAAAAAAATTTAAATTTAATATCGCAATGGAAAACACATCTTGTCAAGGTTATTGCACAGAAAAAATAATACATTCAATGTTTGGAATGAATATTCCCATATATTGGGGATCAACATCTGTTGAAAGCGATTTTAATCCAGAATCCTTTATTAATTGTCATAATTTTTCTTCTGATGAAGAAATTATAGAAAAAATTAAAGAATTGGACATGGATGTAGAAAAATATGTTGATATGTTAAAAAAACCTTGGTTTAAAGATGGTAAAATTCCAGATTCCGTTCAACCTGATAATGTTATATCTTTAATATCTAATAAAATATAATGAAACCTGATAAAATTTATATAATTCATTATACTAAATTAAAAGACAGGTATTCAAATTTAATTTCAATTTTAGAAAAATCTAAAATACCTTTTGAATTTATAACACAATATGATAAAGAAGATTTAAAAGAAGATATATTAAATAAATTTTATCTACCAAATCCCGAAAAATTTACAAACAAAATTAAACCTTTATGGGATTGTAATATAAATACATTCAGAGTTTTAAGTTCTTCAGAATTGTCTTGCGCAATTAAACAACTAACTGCTATTAAAAAATTATCTCAAGAGTGTAAAAATTTTGGCATGATCTTAGAAGATGACATTATGTTCGATACGAATTTTAATTTACTTTTTAAAAAGTATATCCAAGAAACACCAAACGATTGGGATGCTATTTTTTTAGGTGAAGGTTGCGGTTTTGAATTTCAAAAGTATAAATTATCAACAAGTATAAGAAAGAGTGAAAATTCTTATCTAGTCAATAATCCCGCTACAAACTGCGCCGAAGCATATTTATTAAAACCTGATATTGCATCTAAAATATATGAATCATCATTACCGTTTCAATTAGCTTTTGATTGGGAACTTGCATATCAGTTATATAAATTGAAAGCTAAAACATATTGGTGGTTCCCATCAATTGCAAAACAAGGTTCCAGAACAGGACAATATCAATCATCCTTAAGATAAAATGAGAATAGCAATTTGTTTATCAGGGTTAACTAGATCCATGTGGTATTGTTTTCCTGTATTAAAAGAATATATAATAAACGAATTAAATGCAGATGTTTTCTTACATACTTGGGAAATAGATAACGGTGGGCAAACTCCATGCGATGATGCAGCAAAATCATGTTCCATCGAAGAAAAAAAAGAATATATTGAAAACAGAATAAAACCAAAAAGATACGTAATAGAAAATTACAACGATTTTTTACAAAAATACCCAAGCCAAACTCATCCATCAACTGCTCCCATGTATTATTCAATCATGAAGTCTAATGCCCTAAAAAAAGAATATGAATTGGAAAATAATTTTAAATATGATGTTGTTTTTAGGATAAGAATGGACGTAATGTTTGATACTACGATTGATAAAGAAGAATTAAAAAACGTCATAGAGCAAAAAAAACTATATATAGGTTACCATAGTGTAGATAAAATTGAATCTCAACCAAAAATAAGTGATTTTTTTGCTTTTTCAACTTCTGAAAACATGGATTATTATTCGGATGCATTCAAATTATGGGAAAATAATAGATATTTAAATGGAGAAGATGTATTGAATACACATATATTAAATGCAAATTTAAAATATAAATGGACTAACACGAAAATGAAATTAACCTACCGTTGGCAAACGTGTAGAGCATATTTCGCCTATGCATATAGACAAAATTTTGCATATCAGGATTGATTTTTTAAAATTTTATTATATAATTCTTTTACATGAAAAAAATTGCTTTTTATTTGCCGCATATTGATATACAAGGAACAGGGGTGTCAGTTTTAGATTATTGTAAATTTAATCAAGAAATTCTTGGTAATAAATCATTTATGATTCATGATTTAAATCATCCAGCCAATCATGAACTAGCCATTGAAAAATTTAAAAATAATAATATAGAAATAATATCTTTGAAGGGTAACGAAGATACGAATGAATTGGAAAGAAAATTGGACGAACTCAAAGTTGATGCAGTTTACATTCAAAAAACAGGAAGAAAGGATGACGGCAGATTTGCTAAAAATAAACCTTCATTCATACATGTAATAGGAACCCAAAATGATCCTCACGGGACAGTCTATGCTTATGCTAGTGAATGGTTAAATCAGCATTGCACAGGGGGAACTTATCCAGTTGTTCCTTATATGGTTCATCTACCTGAACACCATGACAATTTTAGAGATAAACTAAAACTACCCGAAAATGCAATAGTTTTTGGTAGAACAGGTGGAATATATTCTTGGAACATGCCTTGGGTTAGTCAGACTATAGAAAAAGCACTCTCGTTAAGAGATGATATATACTTTTTATTCGTACAGACCCCTCAATTTATAAAACACGAAAGAGTTATATATACAAGTCCATTTTCTGACCTTTATATAAAAAGAAAATTCATTAACACATGTGATGCAATGATTCACGCAAGAGCAGAAGGCGAATCATTTGGTATGGCTTGTGCAGAATTTTCTTATAGTAATAAACCAGTTATAACATATAGTAATTCACCAGAAAGAAATCATATTTACGTTTTAAAGGATAAAGGTTTATATTATGATTCTCCTCAAACACTGTTAGATATACTTTTAAAATTTGAAATTCAAGATAAAGATTGGAATGCCTATCGTGAATTTACGCCAGAATCAGTAATTAACCAATTCAAAAAGGTTTTTATTGATAAAATATGAAAATTCTAAATATAGAAGATTTTATAGGTGGATGGTTCATTGGAGATTTTGAACCATCGGTTTTAAAAACCAAAGATTTTGAAGTTTGTTTTAAAAAACATGTTAAGGATGAAATTTGGCCCAAACATTATCATCGAATAGCAACCGAAATTAATTATTTGATTAAAGGTGAAATGATAATACAGGGTAAACTACTAAAAACGGGTAATATTTTTATCTTAGAACCAAATGAATGGGCTAATCCAGTATTTTTACAAGATTGTGAACTTATAGTAGTAAAAACACCTTCTATAAAAGGTGATAAATATGAAAATTAATTGACTTTTTTACTATTTATTATATAATATTATTATTATGCTTAAATACGACATTTTTAAACCAGAATACAAATTAGACTCTTCCTTCTTTGCTAATTATTTTATTGTAACATACTTAATTGGTTCAAAAACCGATTTAAAAGATGCCGCATGGAATCTAGCTATCGGGCAATCAATTGGAAATCCAAGTAAGCGTTCCGAATTTGAGAGCCAAGATTTGATTGACAATCATTGTGCTATTATTTTACATGATGAAAAATCCTTAGAGAATCTTAAAGAAGGTATTGTTAAGATTGCTTTTGCTGAAGCAAATATTAACTTTAAAACGGACGGAGTATCCCAATTGCTAGTCCAAATAATGGGAGGTCAATGTGACATTGATATTTTTGAAAAGTGTGTTATTAAAGATATAAAATTAACTCCAAATATGGAGAACTGTTTGCAGGGACCTAAAATTGGTCTAAAAGAAATGAGAGAATATTGTGGTGTATCACAGGAAAAGCCTTTATTTGGTGGGATTGTGAAACCAAAAGTTGGTCTTTCGCCACAAAAAAATCTTGATTTGGTAAAAAAACTCATTGATGGCGGCTGTAACTTCATAAAAGAAGATGAAATTCTTTCAGATCCCGATCATTGTAGAATTGAAGATCGTGTTCCCCCTGTAATGGATTATATTAAAAGCACTAATGCAAAAGTTTATTACGCAGTTTCAATCCATTCCGATCCTGCACACATTTTAAATCGTGTTAAGCAAGTTTATGAATTGGGTGGAAATGCTGTTCATGTAAATTTCCATTGTGGATTAGGTGTTTATAAGTCTATTAGAGAACTTGATTTACCAATTCTAGTTCACTTCCAGAAAAGCGGTGATAAAATTTTAAATTGTTATGATCATAAATTTGCAATTGATCAAGATGTAATCTTTAAACTTGTTGGGCAAAGTGGCTGTTCGACGCTTCATGCTGGTATGATCGGTGGATACATGGATAATGAAACACAGGCGGTAAAGAAGACTATTTCCATGTTGAATGATATAAATTGCGTCCCAGCTTTAAGTTGTGGAATGCACCCAGGTTTAATTGATTATATTTTAGATGTGGTTGGACATAGCAACTGGATGGCAAATGTCGGCGGTGCATTAACATCACATCCAAGTGGTACTTTGGCAGGTACAAAGGCTATGAGACAAGCAATCGATAAGAATTACGGGGATGAATATCATCAAGCCATTGAAAAATGGGGTAAGAAATGATAGTAATTTCTCATAGAGGGAATACTACTGGCCCAGTTAAACAAACCGAAAATCGACCCCAAACAATTCAACCTTTATTGGATAAAAATATCCACGTGGAAATTGATGTTTGGTTAATAGGTGACAGTTTTTTCTTGGGTCATGATGACCCTTTATATAAAACCGATATAAAATTTTTATTACAAAAAAATCTCTGGTGTCATGCAAAAAACTTAAAATCATTAGAAGAAATGTTAAAACACGATATTAATTGTTTTTGGCATGAAAACGATAAACACACTTTAACATCTAATGGTTATATTTGGACTTATCTTAATCAAAAAACATGTGATAAATCCATAATAGTTGATTTATCAAAAAACTGGAAAGAAAAAAATTATAATTGCTATGCCATTTGTGTTGATTACTTGTAAAAACAATTTATAATTAGGTAAATGAAAAAAGTTCAATTTAATTCTGTAAAAATACAAAATTTTCTTTCCGTTGGTAAAGATCCATTAACAATTGATTTTCAAAACGGCATTAATCTCATCACTGGAGAGAATAAAGACAAGGGTGGCAAGAATGGAATAGGGAAAAGCTCCATTCTTGAAGCCATTTACTGGTGTTTATTTGGTAATACCATTCGTGATATCAAAAACGATAAGATAATTCACAATCTTAGCAAGAAAGATTGCAAGGTTTCATTAAACTTTGAGGTTGTTACCGAAAAACACGTAACTCCATACACTATAGAAAGATCTTTAGAACCAAGTAAGGTTACTATTACTGCACATAATCAACAAAGAGACATTGATATGACTCTTTCTACCATGCCAGAGACCAATTCCTTCATTAAAGAATTACTTGGGGCAACCGAAGAAGTGTTCCAGAATGCTGTTATCATGTCTGCGAACAATACAGTGCCGTTTATGGCTCAAAAGAAGACCGATAAAAGAAAATTCATCGAAGGAATTCTTAATCTTAACATCTTTAGTGACATGTTGCTAAAGGCAAGAGGAGATTATAATGATTTTAAAAAACAAAATGACTCGTTGAGTAGTAATTTTATTACGCTTCAAAGAAATTTAAGCACTTTTGAAGATCAGAAAGCAAATGCAGAAACAAAAAAACAAGAAAAAATAGATGCATTTAATTCTCGCATTAGAGATAATGAAAAAATCATAGAACAATTAAATAACACAACCCTTCCTAGTTTAAATGAAGTTAATGACGGCATACAAAAGCTAGAAGAAAAACGCACTGCACTAAAAAGTTGCATTAAAGCTTTTAATATAACAAGGTCAGATCTTATAAAAAAAAGTTCAGATCTTTCCGCTGAGATAAGACAATTAGAAAAAGAAAAACAAAAGATAATCGACAAAGGTGGAACATGTCCAACATGTAATAGAGACTATTGTGTTGAAGACCTTGAAGCTGTTAAGCAAAGATTAAAAGATATTGCTACCAATATATCAAATCTTGCTACCGAATCATTCACCATTAATAGTGAAAAGATTGATTGGGACGATAAGATCGAAGAAGCAGAAGATGGAGTTGAAAAAATCAATGGTAAAATCAGAATTTTGGATCAATCAAAGTCAGATATCAAAATTAACAATCAAAAAATAACTAATTGTGAAAGTAATATTAAAGATTGTTTGAAATGGATCGAAGATACTAAGATAGATGATCCATCAATTGATTTAAATGTTCAAAATACCAAAAAAGAAATTGAAAACACTCAAATAGAACTAACAAAAGTTAAAAAAGAAATGGCGATAGTAGAAGCTGCCAAATTTATTGTCTCCGAGGAGGGTGTTAAAACGTATATTGTTAAGAAAATGCTTACGTTACTTAACAAGAAGCTTAATTACTACCTCAAAGAACTTGATACTCCATGTAAATGTGAGTTCAATGATATGTTTGAAGAAACTATTATCAACGAAACTGGTAAAGAATGTTCATATTTCAATTTTAGTGGGGGAGAAAGAAAAAGAATTGATGTTGCTGTGTTGTTTATGTTTCAAGATCTCTTGAGAAGCCAAACTGGAACCTCATATTCGTTAAACATCTATGATGAAATGATTGATTCTGCCCTTGATCAGCAAGGAACTGATAAAATTATTGGTTTACTTAAAGAAAAGGTTACAAAATACGATGAGTCTGTTTACATAGTCAGTCATAAAGCATCAGATATGGCAAGAATTGATAATGTTTTATTGTTAGAAAAAGAAAATGGTGTTACAAAAATAGTTAGTTGATAAACTGACACAAATTTATAAATTTACATATGGCATTAAAGTTAAAGCAACAACCTAAACCGCAGATTGCAACACAAGAATTGGCAAATGATAAGATAACATATCAATACAATCCAGTTTTTACAGGCATTCCAAATGCTCCTCATGGAATGCCGCAAGGGATGCCAGTTTATTCCCATGTGCAAATGAATCCTATCAAGTTTCCGTCACCCGCGCCGCTTGAAATGCCAGAAAGTAACTTACCGAGAGCATTAAACTATTATGCGGACTATGGTGGTTGTGGTTTTTGGAGAATGATTTGGCCCGAATTCATGTTGAACCAATACCAAAAGGCTTGTATCTCTGGATTAACCTGTATGGTAATGGATATTAGATTTTATCAGGGATTAAAAGCTGTTAGAATGCAAAGACAAGCTACCCCAATGCAAAGAGACTTCATCAAGGAGCTTAAAAAAGCAAGTGCTCAGATGAATTTTAAATTAATTTATGAAGTTGATGATATCGTGTTCAAGGATGACATTCCAGATTATAACCGATGCAAAGATGCATTCTGTGATCAAAATATTATAGACAGTATTTTGGATATCATGAGTATGATGGATGAAATTACCGTTACATGTCCATACATGAAGCAATATTACCAAGAAAAGACGGGTAATAAGAGAATTACAGTTATTCCCAACTATCCACCAAAATTTTGGCTTGATAGATTTTATGATAAACAAAAAATTGAAAGACTTTACGATCAAAATAAAAAAAGACCTCGTATTCTGTATTCTGGATCTGGTACTCATGTTGATATTCTTAATAGAACAGGACTTAAGGATGACTTTAAGCATGTTACTGATGCAATTATCAAGGCTCGTAAGAAATTTAAGTTTGTGTGGAAGGGATGTTTTCCTTTAGCACTCAAACCATACATCGATAATGGCGATATGGAGTTTATTGATTGGTCACCTTTGCCAGATTACCCCCAAGGTCTTGTTGATACCAATTGTAATGCTGTTTTTGCACCATTGATTGATAATGTGTTCAATAAATCAAAAAGTAATATTAAAATGGTTGAGGCAGGAGGATTAGGACTACCTGGCACATATCAAGACATGATTACCTATGAAGATTCAGAGTTAAAATTTAAAACTGGTGATGATTTAATCCAACAGTTAGAGTATATCACTTCCGATTTTGATCGATACATGGATCTTTCTGGTAAAGCAAGAGCATTTACCGATAAACTTTGGTTAGATGATCATATAAATGAATACGAAGCTCTTTATTCAACTGCATGGGGGTCTCCAGAAAGAAAGAAGCTTGCTCCTAAACTCATCGAACTCAACCCAGATCAAGATAGTGCTTGATTTATGCACCTACATGGTGCATCATTGAATAATGGCTTATAGAAATGTTTATTACGACAATAAAAATGAAGTAATACATCTTTTTACTTGGGATAAGGATGGTAAAAGGACAAAAGTGCTATGTTCATATGAACCATATCTTTATATTGAGTCTCAAAATGGTTGTGATGGCAAATCTATTTTTAATTCTGCACTAAAAAAGGTTAAATTCAATAATCAAAGAGCAAGAAACAAGTTTGTAGAGGAAACCCCGATTGAAAGACTTTTTCATAATCTTGGAACCGATCAACAGTTCCTTCTTGATAATTTTAAGAACGATGTAGACAAAGAAGATTATGGTAAACAACCATTAAAGATCTTTTACATTGATATTGAGACATATTCTGATGGTACTGGATTCTCCAAAGCATCCGATGCTAACGATCCAATCAATTTAATTACAATTTATGATTCTCTCAGTGAAATATATTACACTTTTGGATGCAATAACTATGCAACACAAGAAGAAAATGTAAAATACATTAAATGTTATTCAGAAAAAGATCTTCTTACACAATTTATTAGGTTTTGGAAAAAAGATTATCCTGATATTGTCACTGGGTGGAACATTGATAACTATGATATTCCATATATCATCAATAGAATTACAAAAATTTTTAATGATGAAGATAAAGCAAAGGAATTGTCACCAGTTGGTAAGTTACAATTCAGGGAAAAGGTTGCAGTTAACAAATTAGGTCAGGCAATTGATCGTTGGTACATTCATGGTGTTAGTATTTTAGATTACATGGAGGTATATCAGACCTTTTCAATGGGTGATCGTGAGAGTTTCAGCTTGAATTATATTGGTGAATATGAACTAGACGAAGGAAAGGTTGCAGTTGGTAGTTATTCGCTCTCAAGACTAGCAGATGAAGATTGGATGAAGTTTGTTGACTATAATATTCAAGACGTTCGCATTTTAATTAAGTTGGAAGAGAAGTTGAAGTATCTAAAGTTGATTCGCAACCTATCATACAGGGGATTTGTTCCCTTTACAAAGGCACTGGCAAAGGTTTCAGTCATTACGGGTGCGGTTGCACACCAAGCATTAAGAGATGGTTATATAATTCCCACATTTAAAGATGAAAGAATTAAAGTAAAGTTTGCAGGAGGGTATGTTTACCAACCCGTGCCAGGTTTATACGATGATCTAGTAACGTATGATGCAAACAGTCTTTATCCCAATACTATTATTACTTTAAATATCTCACCAGAGACTAAAATTGGTAAAATTACAAATTTTGAAGATGATAAATTTGAAGTAACGTTTTCAAATCATAAAACAATGACGTTTACGGTGGAAAACTTTAAGAAATTTGTTTCTGATCAACAACTTTCTATTACCAAAGCAAATATTCTTTATACTCAGAAAGTTAAAGGTGTAGTTCCCAAGCTTATCGACAAGCTTTACAACGAAAGAATTACAGCAAAGACAAAAATGATGGATGCTGAGAAGAAATTAGCCAAAACAAAAGATCAAAATCAAATAAAAATCTTAGAAGAAGAGGTTAATGATAACTATACATTACAGAATGTGTATAAAACTCTTCTAAATTCTATTTATGGTGTATTTTCTAACATTTATTCGCCACTTTTTGACATTGAACATGCCGAAAGTGTTACTTTAACAGGTCAAAATGTTGTTAAAACGGGTGCAAAGATAGTACATGAGTATGCAGTAAGCAAAGGGTTTGAAGGAGATCTTCATGATATCTGTGTTTATTCCGATACGGACAGCGTTTATTTTTGTTTTGCTAAATTATTTGCTAAAAATAACATTATTTTAGCAAATAAAGACGGTGAAATAACATCAGAAGCATCAGAAATGATCAAAGATATTGGAAAACATCTTAATGAAAAGATTAATGAATGGGCAAAACAAGAATTGAAGACGATTGATCCAAGATATTTCTTTAAAAGGGAAAAAATTTGTGACGTTGCTCTTTTACAAGCAAAAAAATATTATATTCTTCATATTTTAGATAATGAAGGTATTTCAACTAATGAATTTCTATATACTGGAATTGAAGTTGCCACTTCAAAAATCTCAAAGGAGATTAAGGTATTAATTAAATCAATTGTGGAGTCTGCTATTCTATCAAAAGACAGAAAGAAAGCCAATCAACTATTTCAAAATGGATATGAAGATTTTTGTAGTTTTCCCGTCGATGCGATTGCAATTAGAAAGAGAGTAAACAAATTAAAGGAGTATCAAGACAAAGTTAAAGATGAACAAGTTGCAAAGGGTACGCAGGGTCACACCAAAGCTGCAATTTACTTTAATATACTACTCAAGAAATTAAATCTTACCAACAAGTATCATCCAATTCAAACTGGAACTAAATTAAAGGTATTTTATTGCAAGAAGAATAAATTTGGTTATGACGTTTTTGCATTTACCGATGAATTACCAGTTGAAATTCAAAAATATATTAAACCAGATTACAAAATGATGTTTGAAAAAACTGTCATGCCAGTTGTTACTAAGATTTTTAACATCATTGGGTGGCCCACGCCTGAGATCGGTTGCGAAGAACATACTGATTTAATTGCATTATTATCATGAAAAAGTTTCCAAATATATCAAAAGCACTAGGATGGGATATCTCTTAAACGACCTTTAATAAACTTTTTAAGTGTTTTTGGTTTATCTGGATCATACGGGGGCATTCCTAAATCTTTTCTTAATTTAGCAAACGGATCTTCATTCATTTCTAAAGTTTTATTTCCATCATCGAAAGTTTGTAAGTGTTTATTTGCAATCTTGGGGTCTAATTCGTTTATAAGTTTATCAAAAAAAGAAATCATTGCTATCTCGGCATCCTTTTCTGTTATAAAATCATACCCTGATACATATATTTCATCTTTGTCAGAATATTTTATTTTATATTCAACTCTATAGGCAATAAACGATTTTGATTCATATGTATCACCATCAAAACTAGTTATATTCTTACTGTCAAATGTCGGTGGATTATATAAAATCAAATCTCTATAAGTTTTTTGATATTCTTTCATTATTTTTAATATTTACCCCCTTGCATAATTAATAAGCACTTCTAAATCTTATTATATGACAACAACAACAGACAAAACAAAACTAACCATAATCCTAGATTCAGTTGGTCGCACCATTCTTGGTGAGACTGTTGAGGCTACGGATACAACGAAAACCGTAATCAAGAACCCAGTAGTTCTTCACGTAATCCCAGCAGACAATCAAGGTAAGATGTCCGTTCAGTTACTACCAATCTTTTTTAGGGAGTTTCTCGCTGATAAGACAGGTGATGTTAACATCACTTATGATAATTCAAGGATTAGTGTCACCGATATTGATGCTCTTGATTTCCGTCTTCAGGCTCAGTATCTTCAGATGTTTAATCAGAACAATGCTTTTGTTCCTCCAACACCGCAGCAGGATTCAAGTTCAGTAATTAATCTTTTTGATGAGTAATTCGTAATCTGATCAAAGAAACCAGTAGGAAACCCAGAATGTTTTTGACATTCTGGGTTTTTCTGTTAATATAGGATATATGGCTAAAAAGAAAATCGAAGAAATAGATGAAGTTAAAAACGGTAATGTAGAAGATGCATTTAAAGTGCTTTCTGACCTTAACCCAGAAGCAGCATTCTTGGATGATGGCAGTCTTTCAAGCGTGAATGAATGGATTGATACAGGATCATACGCTTTAAATGCTATTATATCTGGTTCGCTTTATGGTGGAGTACCAATGGGAAGACTTACAGGCTTTATTGGACCTGAATCATGTGGTAAAACACTTATGTGTAACAAAGTTATGGCTAATGCACAGAAAAAAGATATGCATATTGCATATTTTGACACAGAGGGTGCATTGGATGAGAATACAGCAAAGAGACTTGGGTGTGATACATCAAAAATTAAACATGTTCCTAGTGAAGTGACTGAAAATTGCAGAAATCAAATTGTAAAGTTCCTTGATACGGTTATTGAAAAGGGTTTACACGGTAAAGTACTTCTTGTTATCGATTCTTTGGGTAATTTAATCACCGCACAAGAGAAAAAGAAGATTGACGAGGGTTCTGACACTCCAGACATGGGAAATCGTGCAAAATCCCTTAAATCAATGATGAGAGCAATCACACATTCTGCCGCAAAAGCAAATTGTCCTGTGATTTTTACCAATCATATTTATGATGATCCTTCACAACTCCATCCTAGTGCAATTAAGAAGCAAGCAGGTGGCTCTGGACCCCTTTATATGGCATCTGTAATTGTTCAAATGGCAAAAAAAGCCGAAAGATCGGAAGATAGTAAGAATAAAGATTCAAATGTAGAAACAACTTTGCTATCAAAGGGTATTAATGGTTTAACATTAAGAGCATTGACCACAAAAAATCGATTTGTTACTCCATTTTTAGAAATTGAGATGTATTTGAACTTTAGAACTGGATTAAACAAATATTCTGGTCTTGTTGAAATGGCAGAAGGTTACGGAGTTATTGAAAAAAATGGTCATAGATACGTTTTTAATGGTGAAAATCTCGGTTTCTTCAAAGAATGGAAAGATGATGAAGCAGTTTGGAATAAAATTCTTCCAAAATTAGAAGAAAAACTTCAAATTGGTCTATCATTTAAAAATGATTCTGGACAATCTTTAACATTGGAGTAAATTTATTATATGATTAATACGACAACAAAAGAAATTATTAGTGGAACAGAAGAAGAACTACTTGAATACTTCACGAAGAAGTACGACTTAGTTAAAAATGATTCTAATACCGCTCAAACAACCGAAGTAACCGAAACAACTCCTACACAATCTACTTGTTGTGCAAATAAAGGTGTTCAGGTTGGTAATAAAGTTACTACGGGTATTGGTAATTTGTTCGCAGGGACAACTTGGGGAAACAAATGATTTATGAGTTGCTTTTGTGTGAGAAGCAACTTATAATAGTTTAATGGATAAAAAACAGCTTCCTTTAGATTTAGTTGAGTATGAAAAGATAATCATATTCAACTCAATCATGGATCAATCGTACTTGGAAACGATTTTTGATCACGCAAAACCTTCTTTTTTTAAGGATAAGGATATCAAAACAATATTTAATATTGTAAATTCTTATTACGAAGAGCATAATGCAGTACCAAATATAACAGAGATCAAAGCGCATTTGGTTTCCGAAGAAGATAAACAATCATTGAAGAGAGTTTTGTTGTCTTTTGATAAAATTGATAAGACATATGATAAAGAAGTTTTGATAAAAAATACAGAAAGGTGGTTAAAACAGAAGGCAATTTTAAATACCTATTTTAATACTTCGGTAGATGTTCAAAGTGGCGATATCGACAGCGAAAATATTCTTAAAAAGTTTGAAGAAGCCTGTAACATTTCTTTGATAGATAATCTTGGGTTGGATTACTTGGAGAGTATTGATGAACATGTTGATGAGCTTCTAAAAACAGAAGAAAGAATCTCAACAGGGTGGAAATGGCTCGACAAAAACATTGGAGGTGGCTTTCTTAAAGATGGTAGAGCACTTTATGTTTTCTACGGATCAACAAACGTTGGTAAATCCATCTTCTTAGGTAATATTGCAACCAATATTCTTAATCAAAACAAAACAGTTGTTCTTATAACATTGGAAATGCCAGAGCATGTTTATGCAAAAAGAATAAGTGCATCCTTATCAAGGATTCCTTCCAATGATTTGAAACTACAAATTGAACCATTAAGGAATAAACTTAATCAGTATAAGGTTAAGAACAGTGATAGTAAATTAATCATCAAAGAATTTCCAACCAAAGGCATTACGGTTTTGGGTATTAAAACTTATATTGAGAAACTTATTAAAAATGGTGTTAAACCCGATGCAATCATTTTGGATTATTTGAATTTGATTGCACCCAACACTGCCAATAAGAATTCTTATGACACTATTAAGGAAATAACCGAATATGTCAGAGCATTAACTTATAAGTTTGAATGTCCAATCATTACAGCAACACAAACCAATCGATCTGGTTACAAAAACGAGATGCCAGACTTAGAAACAACCAGTGAATCTATGGGATTAGCTCATACTGCTGATGCACAGTTCCCAATTTGGGTTGATGAAAAGGATTTTGAGCTTGGTATTATCCATTTGGGTATTGCTAAAAATCGATTTGGTGGAAGAGGTATTCATACACAATTAAAAATTGATTATCCAACTTTATCAATTACCGAACTTGATGAAGTAGTGTTTAACTACACATTAAAGGGATCTGCACCCAAGAATTTAAATACAGATTCCAATCCAAGTATAACAGATATATTAAATAGTGCACAAAATTATTCAAACGATGATGACATTTAACGGTTTATGTATAAATAAACTTAATGATTATAACATCATCACAACAATTTGATAATTTAAGTAACCCGTATGACGCACTAAACATAGAAGAATTTGAAAGTATTACTTTAAAATTTGGATCATTTGTTTGTATATCAAAAGGTAAAAAAATGAACTATTTAAACTTTTTAAAATATTTAGTAGACGATAAAAAAACCCAAAAAATATATTTTGCATTATTGGGAGAATATTCTTTACAAAATATTATAAAGGCTTATCTTGGATCTACGCCAAATGTCTATAAAAAGATATTCAGATCCAAATTAAACCGAAAAAAAGATGCTTAGTCTATCAGATAAAGAAAAACAAATTTACAATTGCTATTTAAAATATTCTAGAAAGGGGCAACCATACACTCCTAGAAAGAATTTTTCCGATATCGATGCCAATACTTTTACGAATTTAAAAAAGATATCTTTAATTCTTTCTAAATTTAATCATATAAGGATTGATGATTACTTTAAAGCTCCTTATATTCTTCATCCAGAAGATGCTTATCCTTCTTTAGTTTCTTTTACCACACTTTCTGCTACGAGAAATTATTCCTTGTTTAAAAAACAACAAGAAGACGAAGATCCAGAAAAGCAATTTGATAGTATCAAGGAAAGCTTTAGGTTCATAACAATGTTTTGTTTGGAGAATAAAATTCCATTGGAAAAATACTTGAGTCACAAGACAGGTTACATGACATCTTGGTTAAATCATTACAGAGAGCATAGAATCAATCCTTATGGGTTAATGGAGATGGATGGTATATTTGACAGCTTATCTTCTTTTCAAAAAGATGAGATTGAGTTATTTGCCAAAAACTTAAATGAAAAATTTGTTGCTTATAAATCAAGATATATCTCATCAACCCCAACAAGGACTCTAGTGAAAGAGGCAACAAACAAAATTAAGAATTTTATTAAAAATAACTTGCAATAAACAAAAACGCTGCTAAGATAGATTATAGATATGACAACTAAATACAACTCAAATATATTCGACTCACTCAAGGATGCGCTTTCCACAAAGGACGTATCAGAAAACAGTTTTAGGGACTTCTTGAAGATGGAGCCAGACAAGACCTACATTGTTCGCTTGCTTCCAAATCTTGCTGATGGTAAGAGGACTCGCTTCCATTATTACCAGCACGTATTCCCATCTCTTCTTTCACAGAAGAAGGTTTCCTGCCTCTGCCCTCACACGTATGGTGAGAAATGCCCAATTGATGAGTATCGTAGCAAGGTTTATGCTGCAAAGAATGATACTCTTATTGATCAGTCTCGTCCCTTAAAAAGGTCTGAGAAGTGGCTTTACAATGCTTTGGTTATCAAAGACCCAAGCAATCCAGAGAACGAGGGTCAGGTAAAGATCATCAATGCTGGTATCCAGCTTAACAAGATCATCCAGAATGCCATTGATGGTGATGATAAGGATGAGTTTGGTTTCAGAATCTTTGATCTCTCTCCAAATGGTTGCAATCTTCGTATCAAGGTTGAGACCAATGATGGTGGGTATCCAACGTATGTTTCTTCAAGGTTTGTTTCACCAAGTCCTGTTGAGGGTCTTGATGATGCTGATGAGATTTACAATCAGGTTAAGAGTCTTGATACTATCTTTCAACAGAAGTCGTATGAGGAGATCAAGAACCTCCTTGATTCTCATTTCTTTGGCAAGGAAGTTTCTTCGACTCCAACCCAGATTGGTGACACCGAAGAAGATGATGACAAGACATTTGAGGATGTAAAACCAGATGTTGAAAAACCAACACCAGTTCTTTCTGAACAGGAGAAGAAGGTTCAGGATATCCTCAAAGATCTCTAAGAATGAATCGCCAACAAGAGGAAGCGTTAGAAGCAGCAAAACTTGCTGCTATGGTTGGGTCTCATCTTAGAACAATGGATCAGATGACCGTAGAAAGTTCAGATGTACCAGCTAATCGTATTGATTTAAATAAATTTATCAATAATGTTAGACAGCACGATCCAAGAAGAAACAATGCACCTAGACAAAATTTTGGATATAGAAATGTATCTAGTCCATACCCATCCGAAGATCAAGTTAGAGCAATGATTCCAGATGCACCGTCATTTGTTCCACCTCAACCTTCATTTGAAGACATAGCGGCGCAAATGATTCCGTTACCTTCTGCTCCATTGCCGCAGAATACACCGATTTCAAACGAATCACTAACAAATATTGAAAAAAATGTAGAAAGGATTGGTAATACTTTGGAAACTCTGTTAGAATTAGTTAATAAAATAACAATTCAACAAAGTGAGCAATAACAATCTTCTTCCAATTCCGAAAACATCTATTGAAAAGCTTTTAAAGCCTATCAATAGGGTTACAGAAAGCTGCGTACTGCGAACCAGTAGCGATAGTTTGTATTCTCTTTGTACTTCCGCTGATAATAGTGTAATTCTTTATGCTGTTTGTAATCTTCCGATGCAAATTGAAGATTCAAAACTCAATATTATTAATATCAAGAAGTTCTTAACTGGTCTTGATTGTTTGGGTGATGATGGTGAATTTACCATGATCATTGAGAAAAATAACATTAAGTGTCAGTCTAAGAACGATGAGACAGCCGAAAATGCTCATTTTAAATATCATTTGGTTGATGATGGTATTATTAAGGAATCAACTGTTAAAATTGAAAACATAATCAAATTAAACTTTGATACTGTTTTTGATATCGAGTTATCAAAACTCAGACAAATTATGTCAGGATATTCCTTTGTATCAGATGTTACAAAGATTTATTTTTACACAAAAGATGGTAGAGTCTATGCAGAGATTGATGATAAAACTATGCAGAATGTGGATAATATTTCTTTGATGTTATCATCAAATTACCAAGGAAAAGACATTGAACCAATCTCCATCAAAATTGAGGTTTTCAAGAGTTTGATTAGTAGCAAGTACCCTGTAAAGGTTAAGATTAATGATGAAATGAAAATCTTTGTTTTTACTACAAAAGAAGATGAAAATGTTGAACTAAAATATATTGTTTCTGCACTTGTTAAATAAAATAAACCTATAAATATAATTATGTCAAAGAACAAGCTCACAACATGTAGTTATTTCATAAAACGTTTGCGTGATAGTGGATACGTTACCGATAAGGTATTTACGGATTATGCAGAATCTGATCCTCGTTCATGGACGGTCATCGTTGACCCAAAAGGTTCATCTGTTATGATTACTTGTTTTAATAATCATAATTATTTGGGTGAGGAGTATTTTGAAATGCACGATGGTGGTCAATTTATACCCGAACATTTTAAAATTAAAACCAGTTCAATTGAGGTTTTAATTGAATATCTTGTAAAGTTTGGCATTAATAATAAAGCACAAGGTTATGGCTCCAAGAAAGAAGAAACCAAATAACACTGGTACACCTTCCTTATCTTCGGTTGACTCTATCTTGCACAAAATAGAAACAAATCCAAAAGATTTATCCGATGAAATAGCAAAGAAAGTTTTTACTGTCGTTTCCAATCTTGAACTTCAAAAAAGTATTGATAAGTTCATGAAAGAAAGTAAACGAGCAAATCAAATTTCAATGCGAGATCTAAGTATTCTTAAAGGAATAATGAGCGAATACTTGGATGCGTTTTTAGTTTTTGGTTATAATATTGAAGGCGATAGAATCATTCTTCAAAATTTTAAAAATGCACGAGACCGAGATGCTATTATGGAATTTTTAAAAACAATTTTTCTTAAACAGCAACATGAGAATTTTTTAGATCAAGACGATGAATAATATACCAACAGCAGATCCAATATGTGATGTAACAAAATTAAATCCTGCATTTTTTCCAATGGGGAGTGCAGTTACCGATCCAAATTTCAACATACTTCCGTTTTTATGTAACCTTTTGCAACATGCTACTGACGAATCGATAGATCCAGTTTTAATCCCCCCAACACCTTATGATATCAGTCCTCATATAAATTTTACGGCTCTTACTGCCATAGGTGATCACCGATTTTCAGATGGAGATTTATTACATATAGCATTTGCTAATTTTTTACCAAAGTTAGTAACTCAAGTTGAAGTCAAACAGGCAGGGGGTACACAGATAATAAACAATTATATTTGTGATTCAGATGGAAACCCAATAAAGCAATCACAGATTGCTCCTATTTTAACCACGGTTGGCAATGGTAACATTAATTTGTTTGGTTATAACATTCCACCAATAGCTGATCCAAATGAATTACTAAAGCCATTTAAAGCAGAAGACGTATTAGCAGTAGTTAATAATGCAATCATAAGTGGATCTAACAAGGATGCTGATGCATTTTGCGAATATTTGCAACTTTATTATCCAAAAGCTCAGTGGAATGCAAAATTGTTTGCATTCCCAAGACCACAATTTTTTTACGTTGAATTAGACTACGCACAAGATTCATCAATAGCAATATATCTTAAGTATCATCCTGAAATGCAATCATATGTTGCTAAAAAATTAGCAAGTGCTGGTTATATTGCTTCTGATGCAGAAGTAATAATTAAAAACAATACTTTGTTTGCAAATAATGCATTAGCTAGAATTTTCTTAGAACCTATCGCAAATTATGTTACTTTGATTAATAATTCCACATTGGCAGTGCAGCATCAAATGAGTGCAGTTGATATATTTTCTGCAAAACCCAATGAGCAATATGTTAACATGGTTAATAGTTCCATAAGTGGTCTTAGTGGTATAACAACACAGAGTTTAAACACTGTTACAACTTATTTTAATAGTTAACAGACGTATTTTAAACTGGATTCAGCTGGTGGAACCAGATTACCATCTGGTGTAAAAGTTGTTTTAGCATCAACATAATTGCTTTGTTTAAATTCATCACCTTCAATATTGTAAGCTTGATTTCTGTATTTTGTTGGAGGGAATGAAAACGCACCACCACCACCACAAGAGCTTGGCAAATCCTTTGCACTAGGTGTAGATGCCATAGGTGCGGAAGCAGGTGATGGTATATGACTTGGTGCAGGAGTTGCAGAATTTATACCACCAATATTACCATGCCAAGAACCAGCAGCAGTTGCATAAGCATGAGTATGGAAATCATCATAATGAGAGTGAACGTGTGGTTGCGTCCACACAGGAATACATGCGGGTTGAACCATAGCAAATCCCGTAATTGTAGCTGCACCAGCACCAACAACCGTAACCTGAGTTCCATAAACTGGTGCGGGTGCGGGAGGACCGTTAATAATATACGCCATTAGTGGATTATAAGTCGTACAATCATAAACCATAGCATATCCAGTTGGTATACCTGTATTCGTAACAGGTAAATTCATTTTAGCACCTTGTATTGCAGTTTGAACTGTATCAAACAACCAAGATAAAGTTAAAAGAGAGTTTAATGCATCAATTCCATCTTGTATTTTTTCTAAAGTTTTACCAATTGTATTATAAACAGTTGCCTGAACACCATTTGGTATTGGGAAAGTACTGTTATGAATTGCATCCCCTCCGTTATAGTGTGGAGATGAGGCAGGATCTGTAATAAGAGTCATTCCTCTTGTTATTGTGTTTGGAGTTGAGACATTACCATTACATGTTATTGTCCCAGTAACAACTAAATCACCTGTTACACTCAATTGACCTTTAACCATTGCCTTTTTTGCATCAATTTCCAATCCATGATCACCACTTCCATCATTTGCATCAATTTTAATATTTGCACCCTTTAAAACGGTTTTACCCTTTGATGCCAAATTCAATGTACCATCACTTGCAATGATATTCATACTACCAGCAAGATAATCAGAATGTCCATTAGTACCTAAAACTATTCCATGAGCACCAGCATTTATAGAAACTTTATTATCTGCAACGATATGATACTCACCGCCTGGCGTCATATCAGGTGGTACACTATCATACTGGATACAAGAGCCTGGCGACGATGGAACAGGAATAGATGTTGCATCTTTACCCTTTTCCAGTGCTACCATTTGAGGCGCAGCAACACCTTTTGCATATGCTGGTAAATCATTAATTTGTCCAGAACCAACAATTATTGAAAAACTACCTTTATGGTGTTCACAAACACTACTAACAGATAATTGTTGTTCAAGTTTGTTAATGTCATCAGTTTTTATCTTCCATAATTCATCAGCAGCAGCATTAGCAGCTTCGGTTTTACCAGAAGAAGTTTCAATCATTCCGTTTTCGCATGATGGATTACTACAATTTTTACCACCTTTTGCGGCAATTGCAGACCCGCTACTCATAAATGGAACAATTAAACATGAAAGAATAAACTGAACTGCATTCATTGGAAATTTAATTTTTGGGGGCCAAAAATACTTTCCTATTGTTCTTGCTATTGCTGTAGCTTTTTCACTTGCTCTATCTTGTGCAATTTTAGTTGAACAAACAGGACATTCTACTTTATCACCTTTAGTTTGTTCATAAGCATTAATTTTTGCAGTTTGTATTTCAGCTAAATGACTTTTTAATTGTGCATGTAAATCGGTTGCAGCTTGTCCATGATCACCACCCAATTCAACTTTATCACCAATGGTGTAATGATTTCTATCACCCTGAACTGTATCTTGAACAGCACCCCTTACGGATGTAACTTTATTACCACCAACTTCCAACGAGTAATCACCATAAGTTTTAAATAAACCACCACCAGCCATAAACTTTAAAAAGCTTTTTGAGGTTCCATCTTGGAAAGTAGCACTTGAATAGTTATTCCAAACTACCGATGATCCATCTTTATTATAAATAGTATTAAAACTTAATGAACCTGCTTCTGCATTAATACCGTCGAGTTTTATTACGTTGTTTGGTGTTGAAATGTCTCCTGTTGTTGCCATATTTTTATACTCTTGTTAAATTTTGATTTCCTACTTGATAATTAGTTGCTTCTTGTACACTTGCAAAGTATACAGGTCTTTGAACGTCTCCATCATAGAAAAACACCCAAACTTTTGCACCAACTGCGGGTCTTGAAAAGAAACCAGCAGCACCACCAACTGAACTTGGCATAGGAACACCTGCTTCTGCTGCTAGTGTATCTTGTATTTTAATGGGTTGAGCAGTACCCGTTGGGGTTGGAGAAGGTGTTGTTTGTGGACGTTTAACACCTGCTAATTTATCTGATATAACATTTGGTGATAATCCAGCAAAACGATTTACTGTACCATATTCACTAGCTACACCTTTATGTTTAATTAGTTTTCCATTAGAATTATAAACTGGAGACCCAAAAATGGCATTTTCAGAATTACTCAATTTATCTACAATTTTTCGTGCAGTTGCAGCACTTTGTGCTGCTGGATCATATATGTTTGCAGCGGTTACCCCTAAATCGCCTATACTATTACTAAATAAACCTTCTGATATTGCATATGTTTTTCCATCATTTGAGAAATTTTCTGCATATTGATTATTAATTGCTATATATTGTCCATATGTTACAGATTCATGTAAAGCTAGGGAATCTAGAAAATTAGCCCATTGATCAGCTGTTGGTTGAGAACCAGCAGGACCTAATGCGTAACTTTCACCATCAGATGGGGATGGTACATTAGCCAAATATTGTTGTGCTGTTTGTAAATTAATTTTATGCATATCATCTAAAGTAATATAATCTAGATTTGAATAATCAGTCCTTAAATCAACCGTTGGATATCTACCATCATTTTGAACATTTCCTGTTTGACCATTAGCACCAATATCAGTTCCATGATATGCGGTAACACTTATTGCTGGTTGATTATTTAAATTTTGAGATTTTGCATTAATAAGCATTAATGCTGGTGTCACTGCCAAAGGGTTAGCAGTATAAGATGGCATTGCTGATGCATTACCAGTAAATTTAATTGGTCCTGCCGTACCACCACCAAAAGCAGGAACCGCTATTTCACTCCAAGGTAATTGCTCCTTTAGTCTTTCCAAAACACCACCACCAAAAGCAGAATTATTAACTTCTGAGGATTTAAAAATCTTATCGGTTAATCCTTGATTCCAATCTGCAAACAATGTATTTGATACATGAGGAACAAATATCTGTAACCTTCCTCTGTTTTCTGGATCTTGGTTATTTATTACAATACCAACATGATTTGAAAAAACTGGATCATACATAAAAGTTATTGGGTTTTGCCCGTGAATATATTTCCAATAGTAGTTCCAACTGCTTTAGTTGCATTACCAACATCAGATGGTATACCTGCCAACCCTCCACCAATATCACCAAATGCTTTTGAAAAATTGCAAGCATCGTTTCCAAGGTTTGTTACGGTTTGACCAGCAATAGCTCCAATGTTACTACCTAAATTAGCAGTAGCTGTTGCTAATGGATTTACATCACTAATAATTGAAGTATTAACAGTTTTTAACGCAACAGGATTAGAATTAACATCAATTTGTGTACCATCTGTTGCAGTGTAAGAATTTGCATTGATCGGTGCAAAATTAGGTGGAAACTGACCACCAAAATGAGTATAAATTGCCGTTGCCTTGGATAAAATATTACCCAATGGACTTTGTGATGCAGCATAAGAAGAACCATATTTACTTGCCAATGCACCTAACATATTACCTTGCAAAGCTTGTAAAACATAACCATATTGGAAATTTGTCATTTTATCACTGATGAATCCATTTGGATCATTAGCCATTTGATTAACCATAATTATAATATTGTTAATCTGTGGCGGTAAAAACGATTGAATTGTTCCTAATGGATTTTGAACAAATGAAGAAGTTATATTTAAATATTGTTGAAAACTATTTAAATAATTTAACCAAGGACCTGCCATTTGAAAAAGTGAAGTAAAAAAATTAATATCATTTAAAACAACTTGTAAAGTATCTAAAATTAAACATAATAGATCAAGTGGTATAATATCATTTATTATACTAATAATTTTCTTTTGTATCTGAGCCATGATACCGTTTATATATGCATAAATTTGTTTAACTATTGCAATACATCCTTGATATATATCTGTTATCATTTTTTGGAATGCAGCTATTGATGCTTCGATACCATGAACCAAACGACTCAAAGAACTAAAACTTCCTTTTGGTGCAGCTAACCACGAATGAGTTCTTATTTTATTACAGAAGGATTCTAAAGCGGCTGTGGTGCCAGGATGTATACCCTCTAATATTTTTTCCACTAAACTTGGAGCATGTTTTGCGGGTCCTGTAATAGGACTTGAAGGTTGAGCAGTGCTACTGGCAGCAGTAGCACCCCATGCACCAGCACTTTTAAAACATCCTTTTTTCCACGCAGGAGTTAATTTTAAGTAAGGAATTAAATTTGCATCTTTACCCATTAATACAAATCTTTTCTTAAATGCATCGTCGATAACAACTTGATTTTGTGTTGGTGATAAATTTGCAGACATTACATCACAATCAAATCCTTTAACCAACATATGTAATAATAAATATCTTGCATTTTTATTCAAGTGACATTGTCTAAAAAATAAATAAATTGCAGTCAAGCCTGGTGAGGTTCCATCTTTGTTAACTAAGTTAGTTTGTTTTTCTAAATTTAAAATCTTTTTATCAGTTACTTGTTGAGAATTAGTATACGCTGCTTGTTGCTTATCATTATGAGAATCTATGGTTTTTTTAGGATTATTTTGTGCAGCAGAAGCTGCACTGCCTTGTTGGGGGACACCCAATCCACCACCTATAAATGGTGCATTTGGATCTGAACTACTAGCAGCACCCTGCCCTTGACCATAACCTGCCAAATTACCCATTTGCATTGTTGTATCAATGGTAGAAGTTTGCAGAGTCTGATTTATATTTAATGAACCGCCAAATTGCGTCATTGAATTATTTCCAGATGCACCATTTGGATTAAATTTATTAATAATATCACTACCACCGTTAATCGGTTGTGAATTTACGGAAGTAGGAGTAAATGTTGTATTGTCAGCCATATTTTTATTGCAATAACAAAATTCTTTGCTATACTATATTTATGCGTAAAACCATATTTTCATACCCTAATATCATTGGAATATCAGGTGCTGCTCGTTCTGGAAAAGATACTCTCTGTAGAGCTTTACAAAGACAATTTGCTAAAAAAGATATTTTAGCAGTAAGAAAATCAATTGCTGGTGATACTGTAAAGTCAGATTTACAAGAATTAATTGAAAGAAAGTTTAATTTAGATTCTTTTACGGAAAAAAACGACGAAAAAGAATTCATGCGTCCTCTTCTTGTTGAATATGGTAAAATGCAAAGAGCAAAAACCCAAGGCAGATACTTTATTGAAAGATTTGAACCAGAACAATACGCAATAAACATATTACCAGATATTCGTTATGTTGAATATCTCAAGGATGAAGTTCAATGGCTTAAAAATGAAGTCGGTGGCTTTTTGATTTTTGTAGAAAGAGATGGAATTTATGATGCCAATGATACAGAAAAGGTGAACAATAAAATTATTTGTAATCTAGCAGATTATAATGTTAAATGGAGTTCATTGTCTGAAAGTATACCTGATGAAAAGGAGCAAATTGATCAACAGGCTCATAGAGTTATAAGTTGGATGACTACCATTTACCAATTGGACAAACAGCAGCCTTAATATAGGTTTTAACTGCCATAAAACACCCACATTTTGTGCATCTTTGGGATGTTTTTTGATAAAATTCACACCCTTCGCAAATGTTTTTTCTTTTATTTGAATCTTCATTAGAAACATTCAATGGATTACCTTCTGCAATTCCTTTAACACTATCAACGGTTGTTCTTACTATATTCTTAGCCATTTGTAGAGCAGTAGGCATTTGAACTTTAGGCGTTATATTGGCAGCATTACGAATTAACAACTTCTTTAATTCTTCTTTATCCATATTAATATTTACTATTATCCTTTGTGAATAAATTTGACCAGCTATCAATTTTAACTGCTACAACCTCAGTGTTATAATCGTCTTGGGAAAAAACATGATTAACTTTTACAATTAACCATTGCCCTAAAACTCTATCATCAAAAGGATTTTTATCTGCACCCGAAGATCCTAATCGATCTATGAAAATAAACTTACCCGGCGTTCTCATTGTTATCCCTTTAACTTTAAATGTTAAAGTTTCGTTTAAAAATATAGCATCTTTTAACATTTTTGCTCCAGAATAATTTGGGGGAAAATATTTACTGGGAACAAATATATTTTTTAAATTTATACCTTTTCTGTTGGTTTCATTTATATTTAACAATATACCAGCACCACTTGGATTAGGATGGGATGATGAAAAATTAAACAATCCAGTTTTAGCTAATTTTTCTAAATTATTTTTTACATCTATTGCCCTGTTTCCAGTATGTTTTACACTAAATTGATTAGTTGAAAAATCATAAGTGTGTACAGGTGCATTTGTTATTCTTGCTGAATCCATTGCAACCATTGGTGAAAAACTATATTGAAATATTCTTGAAGCAATAGCAGATGAAAAGTTTACAGTGTTTTTATCATTTGTTGCATTTGGTGCTCTTGAAACAGAAGGTTGAGCGTTTTCAGCACCATCTTCTATAAAAAGTCTTTCTATTTGATTTTTATTAGCATTACTAAAAAAATTAGATAGTGAATTAAGTTTCCAAGTTTTATCAAGACTTGATCTACCAAAATTAAGTAAAACGGGTCCGTTATCCAATCCTATACATCTATCCAAAGCATATTTTACATCATCCAATGCACTAGAGTTTGAGGGTGAGCTATAATTAATATAGTTATCGGGCGCACCAATATCCCAATTTTTATTATCAAAATTTGCCATTGATTGAGTAGGTGAAGCAATAGATTCACTTTGTAAAAATCCAACTTTTATAAAATCACCTTGGTTTTGATTTATGGTAAATGGATTATTTCTAATTGTCGGTGTGACTGATGCAGCAGTCATTATTATGTCCTGTAAAGCTAACGAGGGATTTATTGATCGTTGTGAATCCGTAAGACTAGCTGCGGTTAAAGTTGAACCAACATTATTTAAAAGACCACCCGTATTAACTGGTAATTTTTTTCTATATATTGAACTATAAACAGTTGAGTATTCTATGTTTCGTTCTGATAATATTTGAAATCTTTCATCCCAAAAATAAAGTTTTTTTAATTTTTGTTGATTGTTACCAGTTTGTATATCTTCAATATCATAAATTGAAAAATCAAAAGACATTTCCCACATATCATGAGGGTATACATCTTCAGTATTTGTCGGATCAACTGGATAAATTCTAAAACTAATTTTATTTCTACCATCTGTTCTAAAAACATAAGGAGCTTTAATTGCTGGTAATGTTATTTGATTATTATTTTGTGATACTATAGTACTATTAGAACCTCTTTCAAATATTTCAAAATCACTTCTTAGAATAATCCATCCTTTTGTTATCCAATCAATTAATGATTCGTTAATTGAAAAAGAATTTACAAATAAAAATGGAACTTTTACAGGTGGATAACCTTCCAATTGATTATAAAGATATATTTCTATATAGTAACTCTGATCTCTTATCTGTACTATAAAAGGAGAGTCTGTATAATTTTTATTATCAGCCATAACTATTGACAAGCAAGACTATTAACATCTGCTAATAATGAAACATCAAGTTGATTAAATGAAAAGGTTACGGTACAATTTATTTCACTTGGATCTTGATTGGAAAAATTTATTTCACCTAGTGTAGTTGGAAATGCATTACTGTAAGTAAAAGAAATAATTTTATTATTATATTCATCTAAAGATATTATTGAAAATTCAGAAGTGTATTGGTGTACAGGATTAGTTAATATTGGAAGTTGATTTGGTTGTATAGGTGTATTACGAGCAGTTGCTATATCTGATGAAGATCTTTTAGAATCATTAAATAGATTCATCCATTTCCACAATATCCAATAATTCTTATAACCATTATCAACTAAAAATTTTATACTTAATGGATTATAAGCTGGTCTAGAATTTGAAGAAATTTTATGAACCTGTCCACCAAAAGGAACACTTATATCTGGTACGGAAATTTGTGGTACAGGAGAACCGTAAATTGAAAATTGTAAAGGATCAATCTTGTAATTTTGACCCAAAACATGATCATATTGATCTTTCATTGCCTTTGGCAAATCCAAAACCATTATGAATTTATCATTACGTGACCTATTTAAACTTGCTTGATTCATTTTTAAAATAATATGCTTGGCATATATCCTTCTCCTTCATATTTATCTATTTTTTCAGGTCTTAATGTCTTTAAAATAGGTAAATCATTCTGTGGTGGAGGATTTATACCATCCCATTTGGTTAACCAATTGGTGAATTCGGCAACGTCATTGTCCATTAATGGGTTGTGTTGTTCATCAAACGTTCCAACCCATGCCATTGGCGTTGATGTTATAGAGCTTTTTTTGTAAATTGATACTTTACCTTCAAAAATAGGACTTTTTTTAATTAAATCTGTATTATCGATCAATGGTTTTATCTTTAAAGGTCTCCCTTGATCATCAAATTCGGTGATATTAAAATATTTCATAGCCAAGGATGGATCTAATAAGAATAACGCCCAAACCAATGCTAAAACTCTGTCATCTAAATCTTTGTCTGTTCTTTTACTGAATGTAAAATTTGGAAGTTTAACAAAAGTTGACAATTCTATTGCAGTATCAAGATCATTCAACCTTAATGCCTTCAAACTATTTGCCCAATATCTAAAATTTGTTATACCTTTGTAACGGGTATTAGTATGATTATGTATACCAAGTCTATTATCATTGTTATAATGCTTACTCATACCCTCAAATGTGTAGGTAACTATGTTTTCATAGTTGTGTGTACGAGCCAAAACGTCTAAAACTTGTTGACCATTGTTATTATTTTCAATTAATATAGGTGGTCTACCCCAATCTTCCAATACTCCCATTAATCTTGTTCCAAAATTATAAGGGTTTATTGTATTTGACGCATAAACTGCAACTTGTTCAACACAGGTTAAATCAGAAACATCTAATATTTGAGCAACACTATTTGATCTTCCAATTCCTTCACCAACGTCAACGCCAATTACATAAAAAGATCCTTCCTTTGGCTGGGTAAATATTTTATAGTCACCGTTATCCATAACTAAAATTGGATCTCTACAAGATGATTTTAATCTTTCTAATTCTTCGGGGTCAATTGCAGTTTTACCTTTTTCGTGGAAAACATTTCCATACTCCTGATCAAAATCTTCCTTGGAACCACCTAATAAATCAATAGCTTCTTTTTTCCAAATCTCGTCACGACCTGGCACATCCCACCAGTTAACAGTTTCCAAATGCCATCCACTTTTTGGGTCTTTACCTTGTTGAACAAGATCATAAAATTGATTATCTACTCCATTAGGAGTACTAATAACCACAAGTTGTGATTTTTTCATCGAAGAAATAATAGGAATAGCTGATTTCCATAATTCTTTCATCAAATCGTTAGGACAGTGAGCCATTTCATCAATAATCAGAAGATTACTTGTTGTTCCACGAGGTCCAGCACTTGATGTGGAAGAAACAGTTATCTTTGATCCGTTTTCCAATTCAAATCCATCTTTTCTCCATGACTTAACCGAAGGTTTCATCCATATGGGAAGTTCTTCAAAAGACATTTTGATACGTGCAAAAATTTCTTTTGCAGTATCTTCCTTGTTTGCTACGATTGTAATCCTCTTATCATCTTGGAAACACACCATCCATAGCGCATAAATGGTGATTGTGGTCGTTTTTCCACTCTGACGGCTTGAAAGTACCACATTAAATCTATTATTAACAAATGCCTTTAATAATTGTTTTTGATATTTGTATAATTTAATTTTTTCTTTACCGCTTTCGGTAATAATATAAAAATATTCTTCAGCAAAATGCAAAATTTTCTTTGCACAGGTTTTTATCTCCTCAATCATCTCAGGAGTCCACTTGATTTGTGCGTTACCTCTTAAAAGATTTTCGTTTCCCTTATAAAAATTACCATCAATTAATACGTCTTTGTTACTGAGATCAGATAATGAAGGAGTATCATCTACTATTTTAGGTTTTCTTCCCATTGTTAATAAATACTTAGGTGAAAACTAATAAATCTGAACTACCAAAGGGACAAAAACTGGTAGATTTGGGTAAAAAAGATGGTGTTTTTCAATATAATAGTAATTGGCCCATCTTTGTTTTGCATAAAACAGACCCAACTGGTATATGGACAAGATTACAAAACAAACTTAACATTTTAGAATACCAGAATATTTTACAAAAATTACCAGTTAATGAAGTTGAACAATATCTATATGATAACCCTGATATTGATTTTGAATTAAATATGTTTGATGAGGAATTTCCTGATTTTTACTTTTTTAAATATAAAAATCAAATATATTGTTATACAAGTGGTAAAAAAGGAAAAGACAAAAATAAAATATATGCTAGGTTTTACTTTGACTTAGAAGATATTATTAGCTGTTAAGTTGCAAATTAAGCTGTTGCATTACGGGCCAAACGTATTGAGATTTTAGTAATTTTAATGTCGTTCCAACTTCGGGTAAAGTTGTTGCATCTTTTATTTGGTTATATTCACAAACTAACCACCATAAATCCATAGTATTATAATAATTATATGATATTAAATACCAAGTATCATTTCCTTTTGTAACATATGTATCTTCAACTGATGTATTTTTTGCGGGGAACACATTTATATTTGCTAATAAGTTATAAAAATAAGATCCATCGTTATTCTGATAGACATTAAAAAAGTTTTCATATCTATAAAGGGATGGTAGATTTGGTAAAGCTGGTAAATTATCTTGTTTCATTTGCTATTGGAGTTTGTTTTGTATAATCAACTGGTGTTGATCCTGTTGGCGTTTTGTTTGCAAATTCAACATTGTCTTTAACATATGTAATACCTGCATTTAATTTATTTTTTGTATATTCACCAGCAGCAGCAGCAGGGGTTGCCACCTGTTCTTGAAATTGATTTGTAATTTTATTAATATCATTCAATCCAGATATAACAACTTTTTGTCCACCCATAGTTCCTGCAAATATATTTGAACTTTGGGATATTAGTTCCTTAAATGTTATAGTTACTTTATATGCTTCTGGAACTAAAATATTATTTCCGTTTGTTATTTCTAAATAAGATGAAATATCTCTTGTAGTTCCTATACTATCTATTTTAAAATTGGATACATATGCTAAGGGCCAATACAAACCTCCTAAATTTTTACTATCTAAAGTATATAACTTAGGTGGAATAAAAGTCATAAAGGATGTTCTGGTTTTTAAATTTTGAAAAGTAAACATAGATACAAACGCATAATTGTTAAATGCATCTATAATTGTTGTCGTGTTATATAAAGGAAAAGATATTGTTATTTCCTGTAATTCTGTTTTTTTAAATTCGTTAATTTCTTCAAACCCAATTCCTGGCGATATTGCACCAAACCCAGCAGCTGCACCTGCACCAAGTATAGAACCAATTGTAGCTTTTTCGGAAACTTTTTTCAAAAGTCCTGGCAATCCTTCCACCGTACCCCAACTATTATTAATACTTCTAATATTTTCCCCATCTTTTAATAACCAAGGAAAACTATAATTAAATCCAGTTGGTTGTGATGCATACAATTGCAAATATGCATCAATTTGACTATGAGTAAAAATATTTTCAACTAATGTTAATGCTTTTGCAAAATTCTGTGTCCACATTCCATACTGAAGTTCTAACTCTCTGGCAAAAATTCTTGGAACTTCGGCTGCATTACCAGAATTTTTCCATTTAAATTTATTAACAATATCAATTAATCCACCTGCGGTTTTTGGTGTTAATTTCGGAACTGCATTAAACAAATTACCGAGACCATATACTTGTTTTTTTGTAGTTGTTACATCATAAAGTAATGTTGGCAACAGTGGTATGTTATTTGTATCCATAGGTAATTAATATTTAATGTCTCAAGCCAGGGTTTATACCCCAATACTCTTGTCTAAAATCAAAGTTTCTGTCTCTTGATGATCCCTCACCTCCACCACCTCCAGCAGATACATTAACCGATGAAAAATTATTTGAACTATTATTAGACATTGCTGCAATTTGTTCGGAAAAAGATTTAAATATAACTTTCATGTTTTTATTAAGATCAGAAATACCATCAACCTTTAACATATTATCATCTGGTAATAGGGTTAATGGTTCATTTGGTTCGGGAGTATATTGATTTCCATCTGATCCCTGCATATTAAATATTTCACCTATTGGCATACTATCGACTGTATCAATTTTTGTATTTAAAGATTCTATTTCTTGATTTCTTGTATCTTTATTTCTTAGATAATCGTCCACTATTTGATTATTTTTATCATAAGTTGATTTCCATGCTTCATCTAATACATCTTGTCTTCTTTGATTTTCAACACTTGGATTTTTACTAAGTTGATCTCGTAATCGAGAATTGCGTCTCATTATTAATCCATTTTTATCATACTCATCATTTTCAAATCCATATCTTGATTTTTTATATTCTTTTTGACGATCAAATAAAGCAGTTAATTGGTTGTTTAAATTATCAAGTTTATCTTGTGCATCAATTTGTTCTTGAGTGCCAAATTTCATTTTACTAGTCAATACTTCCTTATTATCTTCTTGGAATTTATCACGTATTAATTTTAATGTTTTTAATTGTTCGTCGTTTTCGGCAATATCAGCAGGTGAAATAGAACCTCTGGCTACGGGTTTACTAAAAGCAGCAATATTTTTATTAAATTGATCATTTCTTTTATCATTTTCGTCTGGTATAAAAACATCTTCACCGTTATAATCCATACCCATTATGTTAGCAAACATTTTTCTCATACCAAACCAATCAGGTATCCACTTTAAAACAGTTTTACCTATTTCTTTTCTTAGATTTTTAGCAAAATCACCAAAATTAATACTATTAAATTTTCCTTCTTGGTCTGTGGTTGTAGAATCCAATAATGCTTTAAGCACTGATGGAAAATATCCTAACATAGGAAAACTTTCAAGCTCGTCTAACCCTTGCATGAATTGACTAGTATTTCCACTTGCTAAACCTTCAAAGAAATTTTTAAAACCAGAACCAATCGTAATCAATGTTCCTATAATTGGTACATCTTTAAATTTTTGTACAAATTTTTCTTGCCAACCTGAAAGTATATTTAATTTTTTAGCACTTGCTTCAGCAGAAGACCCACCAGCTTTCTCATCCAAAATTGCATTCAATACATCAACACCACTTGCAAGAACAAATCCCAAGCCTGGCACCACTTCATCCAAGAGATTAACTAATCCCGATACAACTTCTAAAATTCCCCCTACTACATCACCGTTATTAAATCTTTCAATAGCAAAACCAAATGCAAATATTGTTCCAATACCAAGTGGTATTCTTTTTAATGCCACCTTACTAAGATCTTTAAAAATTAATTTTGCAATATTCTTAATACCAAAACGCAAACCGTTTTTACCGATTATTTCTAAGATGCCCTTGGCAGGTCCATTCACGGAAAATGCTGCAATGGTTCCAGCTACACCAGCTAATAACAAAGCAAGAGGTCCCATCAGTTCGGAAACTAAAGCACCTATTTCACCAAACATTCCTTCCTTCTTCGCACCCGTAACCTTTAAATCAACTTTTCTAAATTTTTCAAAATTTTGACCTAAAAAAGTTTTTGTGTCTTCCCCAATATCAAAAGTTTGTTTTTTAACACCAAATCCTTTTTGTTCACCATCATCCATTAATTTTTTTGATGGTTGTTGCACCATATCACCAGTTTTACTTGATGATAAAATATTTAAAAATCCTTTTTGATCTTTTGTAAAATCCGTATCCAATAACTTTGCCATTTTTTCTTTATAGGCATTTATTTTTTCTTTATATTCTTCGGAAATATCACCTATTCCAAATGGATCAACTATTTTTTTTGTATTAACATTATCTATGTCACGATTTAATTTAACATAAAGAGATTTTAGTTTGTTTGCTACGGGTGTGAAGAACCCATCTTTAAATGTTGAACGAAACTCATCAACATAACTTGAATTGCCTTCAAACAACAGTCTATCCAAGAATTCTTTAGCAGGAACTTCTCCTGTAAAGTCATACTTTGATAAAATCTGGTTTAATGCATCTAAATCTGCCATATATAATATTTATATGGCGCATATGATTTATGTCTTAACTTAAAAATAATAAACTATCAACTGATATTACCTTTGTTTTGTCTCCAACACTAACAGTTAAGAAAGAATCTATCTCTTTTTTCCAATTTGACACCTTATCTAGTATCTTTTGGATCAAAGTCGATGGTAATTTTTCCACAATTTTGATTTTTTGATCAAGAGTCATGGTTTTAAAATTAAATTTGCTATCATTGATGAGCATATAGTTGATATATTTGGAAGTTTCACCTATAAATGCATCAGAAATAATACCCTGAACGTCTTTTGTTGACTTCACATCATCAATATTCTTATATTTTTTATAAAATTGCTCTTCGTAATCAACTTCATCCTTCACGGAAGGCAAACTTACGTTACATATTATGGTTACAACTTCATTTTTGATTACTAAATCATCAGAATCAGGCAAATTATAGTTTCTAAAATTAGAAATTAAAGGTTCTAATTTAACTTTTTCGGTGATTTCATCCGTGAATTTTACACTAATTTCTTCTGAAATTTGTGATCTGAGTGTAATTCCAATGAAATATTTGTCAACAATTGTAAAATTATCTACTATAGACTTGTCTTCGTTTAAAAGGTTTTCTTTCAATATATTATAAAAAGATTTAATAAATTCGGAATTATAAACCGAATTATCCATTGCTGCACTTAATAAACTCTTTTGTTGCTTGGCATCTATCTCTTTAAAGGTTAGTGTTTTCTTCAATGATGGAATCCATGCATCGATTTTAAAAGATTCAGATACACTGTTAAGTGCCGCAATAGCATCGTTAAAATTTAAAATTGGAGTTTCTTCTGACATATGATTATTTAGGTGGAGAATCTCCAAATTCAAGTGCTAAATCTTGAACTGCCCTACTGCTATTACTGTTAATTTTATTAAAATCATAGTTGTCTTGTTTGTTTTCCATTTTTTTAGCTTCCTGAACTAACGTAGAATAGATTTTTCTTTCGGATGGAGATATACTCAAGACATATTCTGGCGTTATACCCGATCTTGCTAAATAAGAAATCTCTTGATATATTGCTCTTACATCATTTGAATAAAATAATCTTATATAATCTATAAAATTTAAATTAAAAAAGTTAAACGTATAGTTTTTAAAAGTAGAAATTCCAAATAAATCATATGTCAGAACGTATTTTACACAATCTAAAACTCTGTCTTTTATCTTTTTTATCATCGATATGGATAATTCGTCCATTAAATCTATTTTTTGTTTTAAATTAAAATCATTAAAAGAAATTTTTTTATTATTTATTTTTATATATTCTATAAATTCATGATAAGTTTCGTTGAAAATTTGATATTGGTTTTTTTCTAGTGTTAGTAAGTCTTGAAAAAGCTTTACAGACTCCACCGTGGGCCATCCTAATTTGACTTCTACATTGTTTTCTAACAAAATACTATCAACTAGAGCTTCAGTTGTGCAACTGTATAGATTTTTCAAAAATACATTTAAATCTATTGTAGTTTTAGTTGATTTAAATTCTTTGTTTTTTGACTCGGTTGTTAAAGTAATAATATTACCGATGCTTACAATTCTTAATTTTGTAAGAAACAACATATAATCAACAATATTGATTTTATCAAAATCATTTTTATTTTCTAAAATGTTTTTAACAGTGGTTAATACAAAATTATTAAAGGGAAAATAATTATCCTTTGAGTTATTAAATGATAAATTAGCCTTTGCTAATGCCATTTGTTCATTAGTATTAATTTCCCGAAATGCTACAACCTTTTTAGAAAAAGGTAATTCAATATTATAATTGTAATATTCCACTTGTGTTACTTATTCTACTGTAACCCAATATAAAGACTTGTACCAGCATCTTGCACAGCATAACTATCGTAAACAAATTCAACATTACTAGTTCTTAACCCTTCTTCCATGTAGGAATACTCCTCACCTGGCATGTTAACTGGAGCAACATTATAAAATCTATAAATTTTTCTAATCCCCATCGGTGCAGCAATATTTGAATAACTATTAGAGGGTGCTGCTGCATAAAAATCATTCATTCTTCCTGTTTTTGCCAACATTACAACATCTACAAAGTTTGATTTTACATAAAGAGGTGAGTTTGTTGGTCTAGCAACTAATCCGTTATAACCAACTGAAATAATCCAAGGTCTTAAAACTAAATCTAAAAAAGATGCATTAGTTTCAAGCATGGTTACACCCAATTTTTTATAATTTTCTCTATTTGAAGCAGTTGCAGGAGCTTGAAACCCACCATAATCTAACCCCTTATTACCAGCATCTATGGTTTCACCTGGCAAGCTCACCTGTCTTGCAAATGCACAACCCATTATATTATTTCCAGCATATTGTAAGCTACCATCCAACAAATATTGAGTAACATTACTATTTAAATTCCACTGGTCGATAGTTTCTCTGTCTCTTAATATTCCCTGTAAATTACCCATTAAGGAATTTACGGAAGTAAAATCAAAATATATCAACCACTGACTAGCAAGAGCTAGACCAGTGGGCCATTTACCCAGTAAATTTAGGTAATAAGAATACGCACTAATACCCCCAAAGGGAGGAAGCATGAAATTATTTGGCATAATAATATTTATGCCTTAGTTCTTATTATTAAGAATTTCTCCAATACTGGTATGCAATAGTTGCCTGTTGTGTGAGAACATCTCCAGCAGCTGTGATATCCAATGAGAGTTCACCAATTTGCTGTAACCATGCACCATATAATGTATATGTCTCAAGAGGATTACCTTGCTTATCGATTAAAACTAAAACAACTTGGTTTGATGCAGCAGTTGATGGAATATTATATGCACCAGTACTTGTTGAATCATCAAAAATTGATCTTTGCCATGCTTCAAGTTTCTGACGAATTGAAATATTTTGTGGTAAACGGAATGTTACTTGCCATCCCGCACTGTTTGGATAATTCACCGTGCCTGGCACGTTAAATCTTAATCCCATGAAAGGCACTTCAACGTTCTGAATTGCCTTTGCTGGTAATGTTGTTGTTGTCACATAAAGCAACTCGTTAGTATCAAAGGTTGTTCCACCTAGTGCTACTACTCTGAATAAATTCGTTCTTGCGAAGTCATTTACTTGGGCTGTGTTATAGAAGTTTTCGATTCCGTATTGGTCTAGTATTCCACTCATATATTAATATTTATCCTTTTATTGTCCAACTATTTCGTTAAAATTAACGCCTGTTTGGGATGCGATAAAGTCACAGAGAATAAACTCTGCGGTTTTAACTGGTTGGATGTAAATCGATATCGCTAATTGATTTGAATCGATTACTGAAGGTGTATTGTTTCTTTCGTCACAAACAAGAAGGTAATCATATAAACCATTGTTGATTTTTGCATTATCAAATATTGGTCTTAATGCTCCGACTAATCTTGTTCTTGTACTGAATGTATTTGGCTCAAACACAAAGTACTTTAATAAAGCCTGTGTTTGTTTTTCCAAGGTTAAGAAAAGTCTACGAACATTAAGGCGATCAAAAGCTGATGGTGTGCGATAGAGAGTCTTCTGTCCGTATACCACATAACCTTCATTTGGGAAATATGCAATCGGATTGATATTACCTTTGTAAAGCAAATCTCTCTGTTTCTGTGTTGGGTTTATTGCAACATCAGTAACATTTGATAATGTACCTCTGCTGAATCCAGCAACTGCACTCCAAGGGAATGATGTTTGAGATGATGAAGCAATTAATCCTGCTACATATCCAGATGGAGGAAGCCATACTGGTGAATTTGAGAACGTATCATTATATTTGAGCCAGTTGCCATAAGTTACAACATAACTGCTGATATTAGGTGAATACAAGTTGTTAAGGGGCCAGTATATGTGATCAGAGAACACATAATCAGGTAATGCCGAAGTCTTTTGGTTAGCACCAACTACAAATATATGTCTCAGAGGATCTGCGATGAATACGTGATCTTTTCTCGTGTCATTTGCGAGAGATATAAACTGATTTGCAATTGCTTGATAATAAAATCCAGCACCTTGCCCAGTACTACCCGAAGCATTCGATGTATTATAAAGATTTGCTTTATTGTTGCGATCACTATTAAGATAATTGTATGTATCATCATATGTGATAGGGAGAGTACTATTTGCATTAGATGCACTTAATGAGGCGCAACTTGCCCAGATTGTTCCTAAACCTGCTTCAGCAGTTATATCCAAGTTAATTTCATCACTGTTTTGTAATGAATTTAATACATTTTGTAACTTAAGAGGAATATTACCAACTTTAGCAGCTGATGTATCGGTATCTGATACATAAACACCAAGAGGATATAAACTTTGGGCAGCAGCACCAACGGTAACAGTTTTGAGAGGAGTATATACTCCATCAAGTGTAGTGTTACTCCAGTTTCCAACCTTTGAAATATATGGATTTATTAAAACCTGAATATTTCTTGATGCATTATCAACAACTGTTTCTAACGAGAATGACTTAGCAGCCCCACCATTTGGATTTGGAATTGTTCTATTTGCATAAAGCGAACCAGTATAAGCTTCAGCAACCTTATAATTTAAAGATATAGTATCTTTATTATAATTTGATGTAGTTATTTTGAAAAGACCAATGACCAAACTGTCATTGTAAGATTTTGAAGCAAACGAGAATCCCGTTGGATATTGCTCAATAACCTGTGAAAGACTTGTACCTCCAAAATTTGCATATGCTGCGGTTAATTGGAAATTAAGTCTACTTTGCGGAACAGTTGCATATGATTGAACTATACCCGTGTTTGATACTGCCGTTTGAATTGATGTAACCGAAGTAAAGTTTGTTGATGGGTTTACATTCTGGTTACTGATAACACCAACATAATATCCTTGGAAAAGACTATCGATACTTCTCTTTGAAGTATTTAAAATAATTAATCCAGCATTAGCTAATGCAGATACGGAATCTGTTGTAGTTGGAGTAATTGAAGATGTTACATATGATCCACTACTGGAATAATACCATGTTACTGCTGATAAAGTTGGTGAAATTGCACTTACACTCGTAACGTCTGAAGAAACTGCACTAGCACCCGTGTAAAACGCTGCAAGTGTTGCATAAGTTGCTCCACTACCAATCTGCGTGGAAGATAAAGCATATGGTGTTGTTGACCATGTTATATTACCAGATTGTAATTGATTAAATTGATTATTTGTTAAAAGAACAGATGTTGGTGCACCTAAAACATATGCTGATGCATTTTGAAATTGTGTATTTGATGTTCCAGTAGTATTAGTATCTAATGTTACTGGATAAACTAATGCACTATATGTATTGGAAAAACCCTGACCTGCTTGATCACCATAAGGTAATCTGTTTACCAAAAGATTGCCTGGTGAAGTATTTAAAATCTGTCTTGCTGTGTGATAAAGATATCGTTCTGCTGCATTTGTAGGAACGCCAAACGTATCTTCAAATTCAGAAATACTTGAAATTCTTACAAATTCTTCTGTTGGTCCGTAGTTTGTGAATCCAGTTATAAGGATATCCGTTGCTCCGATTGGTCTTGATATTACGCTAAGATCAGTTTCGCTGATTTGCACACCTGGTGATGTTAAAGTTAAAGTAGACATATTTCTAAATGTATTTACCCTACGAAATACCACTTTTTACAAAATCTTTTTTTATTTGATTACGATGGTAAGTATTTGCACGATGAGTAAATTTGATTTAGCTGTAGCTTCAATATTAGAAGAAGCAAATTGCACAAAAACAACACAAAAAACGCATTCAACAAGAAAAGGCAAAAAGTGGATGAAGTGTGTTAAGAATCCAAAAGGTGGATACAAAAGAATCCATTGGGGTCAAGCTGGTGTAAGAGTTGGAAAGAATAATCCAAAAAGAAGAAAATCATTTCGTGCTAGACACAAGTGTTCAAGTGCAAAGCCAGGCACACCAAAGTATCAAGCTTGTAAAGATTGGTAAGTAATAGTATAATAATATTATGAGCAAACAATTTGACAAAATAATAAACAAATTTTTAACCGAAAGTGGAGTTGAAGATGCAATTAAAAATAATCCACCATTAGATAATGCGCTTAAAACAATTTATAAAAGCAACCCACAAGTTGCTAAAATAACTGGCGCACTTGGTGAAAAGCAAGCCGAAATAGCAAACGAAACAGATCCTTCTAAACAAAACGATCCAGCTACTTTGGTTCAACAATTAGCAAGCACAGATCCTGCACACAGCGATATTTCCCATGTAAATAATATATTACATCATCAAGGTGTTCCCGAATATTTAACCAAAATTGGTTTACAACCAATACAACCCCAAGAACAAAAAACAAACAGCGAAAAGGCAAAGGCTGGAGAGCAGCCAAATACCAATCCAAGCGCAAACGACACTAATCAAGCTGCTACCTATAATAAAGCAGTACAATAATATCATTTAGATATTAAATTTTTATGAGCAAAAAAATGCGCCCTAGTAAAAAGGGTTCTGACAGACCTCAATCTGGAAGAATTCGTAACATAACAACAAACAATGAAGCAGGAAAACAAGATGATAATTCTCCTTATGTTTTTCAAAGAGATAAAATAAATTTTGATTTATCAATTAAAAATTTACCTTGGACAACAAAACAAAAAGAAATTATTGCAAGATTTTTAGATAAGGAAACAAAGGTTCTTTTACTTAAAGGACCCGCTGGTACTTCCAAAACAACGCTTGCCATGTATTGTGGATTAACTCTCCTTCAAAATAGAAGAGTTTCTGATATGGTTCTTGTTCGTTCAGCGGTTGAGTCTTCGGATTCAAAACTTGGATTCTTGCCAGGCACGTTAGATGAAAAAATTGCCGTTTATCTTACACCTTTCCATGATAAATTTGAGGAATTACTCTGCAAAGCTCAATTAGACAAGCTTCAGAAAGACAATAGATTAACAATTTGTCCAATTAATTTTGCACGAGGACTTCATTTCTCTGCAAAATTTATTTGTGCTGATGAAGTTCAAAACTTTTCAAAAAAAGAAATTCATACATTAATGAGTCGTATTGGAGAGTTTTCAAAAGTATTTCTTTGTGGAGATCCAGAACAATCGGATCTTCCTTATGGTAAGTCTGGTTTTGACAAAGTTTATAATTTATTTGATAACGAAGAAGCAAGAGAACAAGGTATTTTCTGCATGGAATTAGGGGAAGAAGACATTGTTCGTTCCGTTCTTTGTAGATTTATCACTCATAAGTTCAAAGAATTATATTTGGCAGATCAACCAAAAGATTTTAATAAAGACAATTGGAAACCATCTGAGGGTAAGTAAGTATAATACGATGAATAATAATCCTCAATATCAAATACTAGAGAATCGCCCTATTGCTTGCACCTTCTGTGGAGCAAGTGTTCAGGGTAAAGTATCACCAAAGCAAGACCCAAAAACAAAAGCCATTGTTCAAGAATGTCGTTGGACTTGCTCAAGATGCAATAATTTAGTTAGAATTGGTAACTTAAAATAAATAATGGAATTGGAGAAGGTCATAACAGAAGTCTATGATACTGCCAACAAAAGTTATGGTGGATACAGTGCACCAGCCAGAAAAGACTTTGTTCCACAGTCATCAAAAAATACTGCAAACTTCCCTTACCAGAAACAGGATGATTTAACCAATCCTCCACCCGAATCAATTGCCAGCATACCTTGGCCCCTTCAAACAGTGGTTGATGATTTAGCTGATAGTTTTGTTTTTCTTTCCACTGCAATGGATAAGATGGCATCTTGTGTTAAACACAATCCCTCAATAAGAGGTGATCAAAAAGATGAATTAATAAAGCTTTATAAGCTTTCTAAGAAAGCTCTCTTAGCAATTAGAAAGGTTGGTTCACATTTAACAGGTGTTGTAAATATTGCTGGCGACCAACCATCTCAGAATCCTGTTCAAGGACCTGAATATAAAGAGCCTGAGTCAGATCCAATAAAGAATACTATTAAAATAAGAATAAGATAATTATTGACATTTAATAAAAAATATACTAATATTAGTATATGTCAAAATATAGTATTCCTTGGAATTTTTTAAAATCAACAATTACAGTTATTGTAATATCAACTATTGCCTCGCTTGGTATAAAATCTATTGGTGGAAATTTCTGGGCAAGTTTTAGTTTGTTTTTTGTGATACAATATGTTTTGTTTTCTTTTATTGCATCGATAATTAAAAATCATCAGATTCAAAAAACTATTCAAAAAGAACTTGAAGTTCTTGAACCACTTTCTACAATATTAGAATGTGCATATTGTAATACATCAAATGTTATGACATTTGTACCAGACCAGAATGAAAGAGCAGAGTTTTCTTGTTCATCGTGTAACGAAAAGAATTCCGTTACTATTCAGTTTGTTGTTGCAAGAGTAACCAAACCCGTAAACACTGGAACTACAATTGGAACAGCATCTATTCAAACAACGACCAATGAAAAGGAATAACAAAACTTGGAGAGTAATTACCGAAGAGTCTGCTAAATGGGCAAGATGGATAGCCTTTTATGAAGCTATAAACATGATTATAGATAGTGCAGAAGATAAAAATATACCTCTTGATAAAGTTGTCTTTAAACCTCTCAAGATTAGAGAATATATCGAATCTACCGAAGATTTAATTTTAAGAAAGCTTCTCAGACAAGAGCACAATATCGATGTTGCTTACCATGAAGAGAAAGTTAAAAAAAACGATTTTCAATTTGTTTAATATTCACCGTAAACACTTGTATTGCTACAAGGATTTTCTTCAACATAATTAAAGTTAGAATCCGCCAATGCCTCTAGTGCATCATTATCATTGTTTGGTTTATTACCAATACCAGAACCAGGCGATCCATCTTCGAAGCTGTAGTCGTATCTTTTTGCTTTAAAAAACCAAACATAATGCCCACCTAATGCATTTGTAACAAACTCATCTATGACCTCCGTAAGCTCATAGACAGTAGCTCCACGTTTGGGCCAGTTGATTCTATCACTACCAAATTCTGATAACTGCAAAAGATCACTTGGTTTTGGTTCACTACCAGCACCAAAAACTTCATTAAAATCAGCAGGGTGTAAAACACCATTTAAATCACTGTCAGCAATAATACCAAATTTTGATAAAAGATATGAATCGTTACTGAGGTTTAATAAAACAACCAAAGGTTGACCTTCTAAAAATCCTGCCTGTGGATCTTCACCATAAAGAACATTCATACCAGATAAAGTAGATTTGTTCGTGAAGAAATTTATTTGTTGACCGTAAATATTAATTTGTTCTCTCCACCAATTACTAAAGAGATTTCTCTCATTCTGGTTTATTTCTTTATTTAAATAACGAAGCTTTTCCATTTTACTTTAAAATAAATTGAAGTTTATTAGTTGCACGATTTACACTCTTATATAATCTAAGTTGTTGATTGGTTTTTTCGTTTTTTATTTTATTGTTTATAACCTTACCTTCTGCTGACATACTTTTTAAAGTTTGATCTGGTGTTTCAAAGCCTAAATCACTTAGCATTTTTAATGCTTCATCATAACCAATAATTTGTGGTACGCCTTTTTTTGCATTTTTAATTTTAGGATTGTCAAAGTATGAATCCGTTCTGTATTTAGCAACTCTTGGTTTAACGGTTTTAAGATGTGCGCTTGGGTCTTTACTTGTTAAATTGCCATCAGGTAAATCTCCTAGATTATCTGTATGATGTTGAGCATTAGCCAAAGGTCCCATCTTTTGTTCTAATACAAATTGTTTAAAGTTCATTACTATTACTTACCAACAAAAAAGCCCTCCGAAGAGGGCTTTTTATGATTTTGTTGTTTTATTTTTTACTCTTGGTCGAAATGTGATCTACCTGTCTTTACTCCGCCAACGTTATTGTTTTTTCCTTGGAGTGAACTGATTCCACCTTCGTTTTTGAAATCTTCTGGCTTACCATTGACTTTCTTACCCTTTACAATTTGAGCACTTTTCTTTTTAACAGGAACTGCACCCTTAACCGTGAATGATGTTTTCTTTGTGTGTCCAGCTTCCAACTTCTCCTGATCAACGAGTGCGTGTCCAAGAACTTCTGCGTCAACTGCCTCACCAAAAGGATTCTCTTCGTCTTCCTCATCCTCGTAGTCTTCATCTTCGTCTTCAAACTCATGACCGTCTTCTCCAACCTCGCTCTCTTCTTCACCTTCTTCCTCACCCTCTTCACTAACACCGAGTTTCTCTCCGATCTTAGCTACTAACTCTTTAAGCTGTGCGAAAAGATCTTCTGCCGACTCTTCTTCCTCTCCGAAACCTTCATCTTCACCCTCTTCATCTTCGTCGCTTTCAAATTCGTTTTCTTCATCTTCATCTCCAGAAGCATGACCGATCCCCTCAGGTCCACCAAAGTTACTATCAGGCTTTAATGTGTTGTCTCCTGTCTCGAAATCAAATGAATCTTCTGAAATGATTTTGTTAAATAATACATCAAAAGGATTCTTTGCTTCACCCTTTAATGTTAACTTTTCACCCTTCTTTAATTCTTTTGGCTCACACTCTGAACCATCAGTTGTTAATTCACAAGGTGCTTCTTCTGGGGATTCAATGTCTTTTTCAACACGTTCTGTTCCAGACTTTGCGTAAAACTTTGAGGTATTTACTTTATTTTTAGGATCACCAAAAGGTTCTCCCACTTTTAAGGATTGTCCTTCGACTTTTCCGTTAGATGCGTTTTCATTGATTACCTTGAGGTAAGCTGATGTGATAGGATCTTGTTTCATATATTGTTTTGAATATTTACTCTTCACTTATCCCATTTTCAACAATTTTTTTTAAAAAATAAAAAATCGTGTTTATACATTGTCTAAAAGATGCTTTGCTTCTTTTTCAAGATCAATAATATTTATCAATTCATAATCCTCTTTACCAGCAACCCAAACAATATTACATTCACCAACTTCAAATGGTGAGTTTCTTTCAATGATTAATTTGTATAATAAAAGTTGAATACTGTACTTTGAAAGTTCACAATTTGGGATATGATCAAACGGTTTCAATAACATTTCATCTTTATAACCTTTGGTTTTTATTTCTTTATTTGTCTTATAATCAAATAATACAAGCTTACCTGTTTTCTTATTAAACGAAAGATTATCAATCGTTCCACAAACTTTCTTTTCTTTATCACCTATCACAAATTCAGATTTTAAAAGAATATGATCTTGTTTCCACCATTCGTAAAAGTTTCTAAAGTTTTTAATTAACAATGCCATTTCGGTATAATAGTTTTCTAAATTATTATTTCCTCCACTTTTATTTATGAGTTCAATCGCTGCTTGTTTATCAATTGGTATAGTTCTTCTCTCATAAAAATTCTCAACCATTAAATGAAATTCGCTACCTTTATGACATGAATAATCACCATTATATTTCCATTCATCCAATATAGCTTCAACGGGTTTGCCATCTCGTCTGGCAATATGAGAAGCAATTTTTTCTTTTTCAAAAGGCTTTTCATATTTTTTAATAAGCTGTGAAACAGACTTCTTTGCTCGTACTCCGTCTATTTCATAATAATGACCTTTTTCAAAAAACTTAATATCTGAAAATGCATCTAACAGTGTTATTAAACTATTAAAATTAGGTTTTTCCAAATCCAATGATTCTTTCTTTGTCATCTTTTATTTTTTCCTCGTTTAAATCTACATCCTTTTCCAAATTATAAATGTCTGCAACAGACATTGCTTTTGTAATTTTATCAATGGTTTTTTTACTATACTTCAAAGTTTTTGCTAATTTCTTTGCATCAGTTATAGGTAGCGCACCAAATTCATAATCAACTTGTAATCTACCCTTTCTTCTGAGAGCAGAATCAATTTCGTTCTTTGGACAGTTATAAGTCAATATAACGGAAGTCTTTAGAATATCACTCATAATTCCATCAGACAAATTAAGAAGCGAAGAAACAGCAGATGAATCCATACCATCACCATGTCTTTTCATAATTGCTTTTTCTGCGTCTTCCAAAATAATAATTGAATTTGGTTTTTGAATAAGCATACTTAAACAATTCGGATCAGATGTAAAAGTCTCAACCATTGTTGTTGGGATATAGATAAAATCTCTATTAACTTGCCCAGCAAGATATTTAATATATGTAGTTTTTCCAGTTCCTGGCAAACCATGAAACATAAATAATCCACTTTTATTATTAGTTAGTCTATCCTTAATGGTTTTATCAATATCTAAAAATTTAGATCCATAATTTAATTCTAAATCAATATTTTCTGGTACACTAACTGAAATTGGTTCAAATGCAAAATCACCATACTGATTTTTAATAAAAAGATGAACCTTTGATCCTTCTTCTTTAACTATAAAATTTTCAAAGTCTTCAAAATGATAATCTTGCACCTGTGCAGGTGCTGCAATCATTAAATCAAACTTTTTTAATAAGATTTTTTTATCATTTCTAGCTTTTTCATCTTCATCAAACTTAAATGGCAATCCACCAACATCCATTGTTACATTATCGTCATCTTGACCACTTGCAGATAGTTTAATATAAATATCTTTATATTTAAACCAAAAAGTACCACCTCTAAAATGTTTGTAATTTTCTTTCATCTGAGTTAATTTCCCAGTTGAACTGAATTTAATTAATTTTGAATTATTTAAAAGATATTCAAAAATGTCTTCATTAAATTTTTCATCAATGAAAAAAAATGATACAGATGAGTTATAAGTCAATGAAATATAACGAGTTATATTAAATTCACTTCCTGATGAATGAGCATAAAGATCGTTATTTTTATCTGTATGTTTAAAAATCTTTGATTCTTTTAACTTGAACATCTATTAAATTTAACAGATATGTAACATAAAGCAACAATAAAATTTATAGTTGACTTTTTTAAATAAAAAATTTATAATTTAAATATGAAACTATTAATTTTATTACTTTTTACTATAATTTATGTTGTTGGGTCTCCGTTTCTAGTAATATGGAGCCTTAATAACCTTTTTAAGCTCAGTATAGAATTTTCTTATATAAACTGGCTTTCGGGTTTTGCACTACTTAGTGTATTAGATATGCTTTTAAATGGTTCCAAAAGAATATCAAAAAATTGATAAATATATGGTATGGAAAAGCTAGGTAAAATCAAAACTAATAAACTTTATACAAGATGTCTTAATCTAGCCAGAAGAAAACCACCTGAATTTTTTAATTTCAGAAAAATGAGGGGAACTCATGGTATTTGTAATTGGACGGATTTGGAATTCAATCCTTCGGGGGAATTACTATCAACTGCATACCACGAATGTATTCATTATCTTGAACCAGATTGGAGTGAAACTCAAGTAATATATGCAGAATCCAGAGTTAGAAACATTGTCACATACTTGGAACATGCAAGATTTTTAAAATACATATCTATGAAACTTTACAAATCCGAACTCCAAAAGCATATTCTAAGCAAACCAAAAAAGAAAAAGAAAAAGCTCGCAACAATTAAAAAAAACTAATACACTTACTAAGTAAACTTTATGATATTCGAAGAACAAATAAGCCGCAAACCTAACAACTATCCTTGGACAGAAGAATTTATCGAAGCAATGCACAATGGCTTCTGGACAGATAAAGAATTTAATTTTAAATCAGATGTTCAGCAGTTCAAAGTAAATTTGAATGATCAAGAAAGAGAAATTATCATTCGTACTCTTTCTGCAATTGGACAAATTGAAATCGCAGTTAAAACATTTTGGGCAAAGCTCGGTGAGAATCTTCCGCATCCATCACTTTCTGATCTTGGTTATGTGATGGCAAACGTAGAAGTTATTCACAATAATGCATACGAAAGATTAATTTCTGCCCTTGGGTTGGAAGATATTTTTGAAAAGAACCTAAAGCTAGATTGGATCGAAGGGAGAGTGAAATATCTTAGAAAATATACTCACAGATTTTATAAAGATTCCAAGAAGCAATATCTATATGCCCTCATTTTATTCACATTATTTGTTGAGAATGTTAGTTTGTTTTCTCAATTCTATGTTATTAATTGGTTTGCTCGTTTTAAGAACGTTCTTAAAGACACAGATCAACAAGTAAAATATACTCGTAACGAAGAACAGATTCATGGTCTTGTTGGCACTAGAATCATTAATACAATTAGAGAAGAGTATCCAGAACTTTTTGATGCAGAACTTGAAGAGAAGATTGCACATGAAGCAAAAATGGCTTTTGAATCTGAATCAGAAATTGTAGATTGGATGGTTAATGGAATTAAGGAAGAAAACTTAACTGCTCCAATTCTTAAAGAATTTATCAAGAATCGTATTAATGATTCTCTCATTCAAATTAAATTCAAGCCTGTATTTGATGTTGATAAGGAAATTCTTAAGAAGACAATGTGGTTTCAAGAAGAACTTCTTGGAAATACGATGACTGACTTTTTTTTCCAAAAGCCAACCGAATACGCAAAAAAAGATCAGTGTTTTGATGAATCTGAATTATTTTAAGATTGCTATTCATTAGCAATTTGATAAGATAGATATATCAAATTTATGAGTACCGAAACGCAGCAAACAGAGATTTATTGGCTTAACAAAGATTCTAGAAAATTCCTTCAAAGAGGTTATTTATTAGAGGATGAAACACCAGAACAAAGAATTTCTGACATTGCAAAAACAGCACAAAAACTTTTAGTAGAATTTACAGGCGATACAAAGTTTGCAAAAAAGTTTGAGAATTATATGCACAGAGGATTTTATTCTCTTGCTTCTCCCATTTGGTCAAATTTTGGTCGTAAGAGAGGTCTTCCGATTTCTTGTTTTGGTTCTCATATTCCTGACACAATGGCAGGTATTTTAGAAAAAGTTGCAGAGGTTGGAATCATGACAAAGAATGGCGGTGGAACATCTGCTTACTTTGGCAATCTTAGGGCAAGAGGTGAGGCAATTTCTTCTGGTGGTGAATCAACAGGATCAGTACATTTTATGGAGCTTTTTAATAAGCTCATGAGCGTTGTATCGCAAGGTAATGTTCGTAGAGGATCTTTTGCTGCGTATCTTCCAATTGATCATGGTGACATTGAAGAGTTTTTAAAAATTCGTGGAGAAGGAAACGAGATTCAGGATCTTTCAATCGGTGTTACTATTACCGATGAATGGATGAAGTCAATGCTTGATGGTGACAAAGAAAAAAGAAGAATTTGGGGTCTTGTACTCAAGAAAAGATTTGAGTCTGGTTATCCTTATATTTTCTTTACTGATAATGTAAACAAGCAAGCACCACAAGTTTATAAAGATAAGAAGATGAAGATTACTCAATCTAATCTTTGCACAGAAATCATGCTTCCTAATAGTGAAGATGAATCATTTGTTTGTGATCTTTCTTCAATGAATCTTGAAAGATGGGAAGAGTGGAAGGATACTGATGCGGTAGAAACCATGATTTATTTCTTGGATGCAGTAATGTCAGAATTTATTGGAAAAACATATGGTATGGAGTTTATGGAAGCACCTCGTAAGTTTGCAATCAATCATCGTGCATTAGGTCTTGGTGTTCTTGGCTGGCATTCTTTATTGCAATCCGAGATGATTGCATTTGAGTCTATGCAAGCAAAAATTCTTAATACAATTATCTGGAGAACTATTCGTGAGAGAGCAGATAAAGCAACCAAAGAACTTTCTGAATTAATTGGTGAACCAGAACTACTTAAAGGTTATGGTCGTAGGAATACCACAACGCTTGCTGTAGCTCCTACAACGTCATCCTCATTCATTTTAGGTCAGGTTAGTCCATCTATCGAACCAAACAATAGTAACTATTATGTTAAGGATCTGGCTAAAGGAAAATTTTCATATAAGAATCCTTACCTCAAAAAACTCTTGAAAGAAAAAGGAAAGCATAATGATGAAGTTTGGATGGATATTCTTAAGCATAGTGGATCAGTTCAGCATTTAGATTTCTTATCTCAAGAAGAGAAAGATGTATTCAAAACTTTTGAAGAAACTTCACAAAAAGAAATTATCATTCAAGCTGCTTCTCGCCAAAAGTATATTGATCAAGGTCAAAGTTTAAATATGCTTATCCCTGCTGGTACACCACCAAAAGCAGTTAATGAACTTATTATTTTTGCTTGGGAGCAAGGTATTAAATCTCTTTATTATCAGAGATCAACTAATCCAGCAAAGGAACTTGCTCGTTCAATTATGACTTGCAAATCCTGCGAAGCATAAGTATATTACAGTTTGTATGAGTCATCTTAATAGGACAACCGTGCTCGTGCTTAATCGTAACTGGCAAGCAATCCATGTAAAATCTCCAGCAGAAGCATTATCAATGATGTATACTGATAATGCTACTGGATTGGATATTTTAGGCGAGGATAATATGGTTCCTTATCGTTGGAAAGATTGGATTAATTTAACAAAAGATGAAACATCAGAATATGTTTCTACTGTTCGTGGAGAAATTAAAATACCAAAGGTTATTGTTCTTTGTAAGTTCGACAGAGTACCTCTTAAACGCCCCAAATTCTCTCTAGGAGCCGTTTGGAATAGAGATGAGGGTATTTGTCAATATACGGGTAAAAAGCTTTCTAAAAACGAAGGTAACGTCGATCATATTATGCCAAGAAGTAGGGGTGGTAAAACTACATGGGATAATTGTGTTCTTACACATAAGGAAGTCAATGCAAAGAAAGCTGATAGAACACCAGAGGAAGCAGGATTAAAGCTTATTAAAAAGCCCTTAGCTCCAAAGTATATGCCATCTTCTCATTATATTAAGAATAAGCACAATATAAAAGAATGGGAATTATTCCTCTCTTGAGTGTAAATATTAAATATGAGAAATAAAGATACAATTTTATTAGAAGAAGCTTATGAACAAGTCTTAATAGAAGAAAACTGGAAAGGCTTATTAGCTTCAGCAGCAATGGCTTTATCTAATCTATTAGCACCGCAAGCTAATGCAGCACAAGGACCTAATTTAGTTCAACAAGCAGCTTCAAATATAGAACAAGCTTACACTCAATCTGCTCAAGGTGTTAGCAAAGGTACTAATAATGTAACATTCTATGACGCTGCTAAGAAAGATATCAATCAGCAGATATCTCAGAAACTCGGTATACCAGTTGATCAAGTAGAATCTCGTCTCCATAATATATATAATTCAGATCCTGAAAAGTATAAAGGTTTGGAATTCTATTTCGGTAATGCGCCTGAGCTTAGAGATAATACTACTGCGTCAGTAAGGAATACTGACGCAGTAAGGAATACTGACGCAGTAAGCAATACTGATTCTATAGTTAATACAATATCTCAAGGTGGATAATTATAATGAACTTTGATATAATTTTAGAAGCAATTAAAAAAGACATGGGTGTTGAGGATAAATTTGATGAATTTCTCAACAAACGTAAAGCTGGTGCTGAAAAATTAGAAGCACAGACAAGAAAAAAAGGTGGTTATTCTTTACTCACTGCCATCCATTATGCTGCTAAAGAAAAACCATACGCTGATGCCTTAAAATGGCAAAACAAGGAAGGTAAAGAAAAACATTTTAAAGAAAAAGCAGAAGAAATTTATAAGAAATTAGCTGATCTAGATTCGTTAACCCAACGAGAATTTCAAGATCTTATGGGTAGACTAGAAGTATATGGTGAGGTTTACATTCGTGCTACAAAGCCTAATAGTATTAAGCTTGATTAATTTTTAAAAACATCTATAATATATAGATGACTTGGGAACAATACGCTCTTAAACTTGCAGAAGTTGCTGCACACAAATCTAAAGATCCTTGGCAAACCGTAGGATGTTGTCTTCTAAGGCATGATAATAGTGTTGCATCGTTAGGTTATAATGGTTTCCCTGCTGGAATGCAAGAAGATTGGAATGATAGAGATGAACGCAGAAAGTATGTTGTTCATTCAGAGATTAATGCATTAAGATACGTAAAGCCCAATGAGTGCTATTTAGCGGCAACAACTTTATTACCTTGTAATGATTGTTTAAAATCTCTTGCTGCTTATGGTATCAAAAAAATTGTCTATAAAGACCTTTATAAATTTGACCCATCAACTCTTGAACTTGCTAAAAAATTCGGAATTGAATTAATCAATATCGTGACGGTAGACTAATACGTTAGCTACCTTATCTGATTTTTAGGCTTTACCTATAAGACTTTTTGCTTTTCTGATAAGGTCAGAAATAAAAGGAATTAAATCCACCACATCACCTTCATCAACTTTTTTTACAGCATCTGTGATATTATCAATTGATGTTTCAAGATTGGCAGAATTTGCTGACGGGGTTTCCTCTGGTGGTGTTGGTGTAACTTCGGATGAATTAACTTCGTTTGAAGTAACTTCATCATAGGCTTCCATTAAATTAAGGATATCCTTTTTATTCATATGGAATATTTACCCACACGAATACCAAAATTAGAAATTTATTTTAAATGTTGTATATGTTCTTACTCTACTAATGCTATTAAAATTATTATAATCAATAAAATTTTCCCCACTTAATAGTATCGATTTCGATACCTTTAACCCATAAAGATTTTCTAATTTTTCTCTTGCTATTTCTTTATCTTGTAATCCAATATAGTTTATACTATTAGTATCTGCAAAACAAACACTTACAAATAATAAACTACATACGAGAAATAATTTCATGAAATTCCCTAGGGATAATTACATTACTTGGGTAATTTTTAAACATAGGTGCAACATCTTCTGGTGTCCATCCTGCTAATCCGCAACCAACAGGCGTTAAAAGAAAAGTTTTATCGGGATTTTCTTTGGCAAAATCCAAAAAATCAATTATATGTCCTTGAATTTCAGTTAAAGGAAGAGTCCATATATTTTCATCTTTAGTAGGAAGAGCATAACATCTTCCTGTCATTCCAATACCGACTCCAAACTTTGCACCAAATACTTTATGTGCAAATCTTGCTGCTCCTGCTCCATGTATTCCAGCAAGATTGCTTCCAAATACAAATACTTCATTAGGTTTAAGTTCTATTATGTGATCAGGAGTATATTTCATATTTTTTTAAAAACAAATGTTGGCTCGTATTTAAATCCGCCTTTTGTGATACTGGATAGTTGGAGTTTAAGAGTTTCAATCAATGTAAAGCCTTCTTCTTGTGCAATTCTAACTGTATCATCTTCCAAGGTTTTATGACTGATTACATTTGCTACATTGAGTATCATATGACCATTCCATTTAAGACAACTATAGCAGTTTTGTATCGTCTTACGCAAGAAGTTTTCATTCCAAGAATCAACATTATCATAGGCTAAATAACTCTGTGTTGCTTCGTCTGAATACTTTTCAGTATTAAAATAAGGAGGAGAGGTAAAACATAAATCTACATCTTGAGAGAATATAAACTGGTCTTCGCTACCTCTTTTTTGAATCAATGAATACATTCCTGCGTATTGAAAATCTTTCTGCATTTGTTGTAACCCATTAAAGGTTTCTGTACTGGGATCAGAGCCATAATAGAACCTAACAGCACCACTTACCAATGCCCCTAGATATCTACCACCAAAGCCACAAGACATATCCCAAACAACTCCACCACCTGCATAGGTTTGGTAAATTGCTGCTGCTGCTGACGGTCTGAAGTTTGATACAGCTTGAACACCAGAATAACTTCTGATTGCTTTTCTGATTTGAGAATCTGTCATCGAACCATCGGGTTTAAGCATGGGAAACCCTCCCCTTTTTAATCTTCTTTCAACGGCTTTTTTAAGTAGATCTTTGTTCTCAAAAACTTCCATAGGAGTTTTCATATTGCGAGTCTTCACACTCCATGCATGAGGAAAGTATGACCATGCCAATCCCAAACCGTGCATGGTTTGTCTTATCACACCCCCTTGAATAATTTTTGATATATCATATTTTTTGATTTTCTCTAATTCTCTTTTCTTTTCATCTAAAGAGAATTCATAGTAAGGAAATCCCCTGCTTAATACATAAGCATAGGCTGTATCCAAAACATTACTATCAAATGTGTACATTATCCTTTGATATCAAATTGGGATTAGATTCAATAAGTCTAGAAATTATACTGATAATATCTCTAGGTGTAAAGGAAGAAACCCAATCACATTCTTCACAGATATGATCAACCTCTTCCATATAAAGCTTATAAAGCCTTTCTCTCTCTATCAATTGCTATATTTTCAAACATTTTTATCTTCCTCCTCAATGTATTTTTTTAAGAGATCTGTTATAATGTCATTTACAGAAATATCTTTATCGCAAGATTCCTTAATAAGCATTTTGAGGACTTCTACTGGAAAATCATCCAATTCAATTTCTATTTTTTTATATGGTATAAGCTCAACAGATCCATCATCATGTGTTTTAAATGTAAACTTTTGACCTTTTTCCCATCCAAACTCTTTTAGTTCCTCTTCCGTAAATTGAATATAAACATCATCAGAACGTAATACGGATTTTATAAATGTTTTATTTCTTTTCATTATATGATTCTATCAATTTTTCAAACGGATGCAAGTTTTTATTATCAACAAAATATGCAGGTTTTTGATTGAACGGGTTATTCGTTTTGGAAAATTTTGTATTACCAAAAGACAATTCTGTAACTTCTACAGCATCTTTACCGACAATCCAACCCATAATCTCAACCTCAACGGTGTTTGTCACATCAAGATTAACCCGTGTGTAAACATATTTTCTTGAAAGATCATCATTATCCCTCAATATTAATTTTTTAAAAGATTTATCAATGCTTGATCTGACTTCAATATCTGGTTCGATGTCAGGAACCCGATGATAAACCCCAACCTTTGGTTTGAAGTTTTTTATACCAAGTGCACGGGCAACAGCAAATTCACCAGAACAACCCACAAGTTGATTTTCTATTTGATATTCTATGGGTTTCCATCCACTATATCTATTAGCATTTAAACCTTTCTTTTCGGAATCTTTAAGGAATTCCAATGCTGATTCCTTTATCCTTTTGTATTCTTCTTCAGTAAAACGAATTTTCATAAATCATTTTTATTCTTTTTTGCGTCCTTATAATCTTTCTTTATATCATTTATAGTTTCTTGTTTAAGAACATTGAATTTTTTCTTAAATTCTTCATAATTCGTTAGATCATTGAATCTAAATTCAGGTCTATTTTTTGGTTTTTTTTCTGGATGGAAAAAATTGGTGTATATTGCTAGGACTGCAACAATCACAACTGCTGCAATAATTGTTTTAAAAGCACCAGTAATGATTTTTTCAACTATCCATATTGAACCAAGTATTAAAATTATAGTTAATAGAATTTCTAAAGGATTATTAAAGTTCATGAATCCTATTATATATTATATTAACAGCTTTGTCAACTGTCATTTCACCATGATAAGGACTTTTGGGTGTTATCCAGATTTCTGGATTTATTGGTGCTTCATAAGGAGAATCAATACCAGTAAAATCTTTAATCTCTCCTGCACGAGCTTTCTTATACAAACCTTTAGGATCTCTTTCCTCGCAGACTTCTAATGGTGTGTCCATATGAACCTCAATAAATCTTGCATCACAATATTTCTGCAATATTTCTCTTGCATTATCTCTCATGCATTTAAGTGGAGAAATCATTGCAACAATAACAAGATTAGTATTTTGGAAAGTAAGCATGTTTTTTGTCATATAAATAGCTTCCGATACCATTCTTTGTCTACTTGTCATATCAAACCCAATAGGCTTATCACGATTTGCTCTTATTGCATCACCATCAACTAATCCTGTTCTGAATTGAAATATACACTTCTCATACAAAGCAGTAGCAACAGTAGTCTTTCCAGCACCTGATAAACCTGTCAGCCATACAACAGTTGGTTTCATTTTAGTATTTTTTTCCATATTAACCCATATCCCATATATATGCCTCTTTATCTTTTCTCTCTACCTGTTCAAGCTCTCTAGGAATTTTTTCTTTCATTAAAAAATCTAATATAAAATATATACACCATTCTAGTATTTTATCAAAAGTTTTCATATTAATATTCAATCCTAAACCAAAGCCATTCGACAAATTTTCTTAATTTACCACATCTTGTATCCATTACATAGTAAGAGTCAGGCTTGGATCTAAAATCTGTTATATAAAATTTCATTTGTTTAAATCTAAATTGTATTCTTTCATTAGTCTCCAAAGCTCATCTCTTACCTTTGCCATTGTATCAGTAAGAATAGGATCTTCTCTATCGGATGGATACTTGACAAAGTTTCTAAGATATTGATCTAAATCCCAAATAACAGAATAATACTTTGAAGCATTATTAGCTGTTTCAAACTCATCTTGTTCTTCAGGGAGGTTATACTCTATGTTTACTTTTGGCATAATATAAAATCATTATACGCTAGTTTTATACCTTCTTCAAGATTTATTTTTGGTTTCCATCCTGTTTTAAATATCTCTGAACTATCTAAAAGCTTACGAGGTGTACCATCAGGTTTTGTTTTATCCCAAATAATTGTTCCTTTATATTCCACAACGCTTGCAACAATTTCTGTTAGTTCTTTAATTGTAACATCAGAACCATAACCAACATTAATCCAATCTAACGGATCTTTAATTAAAAGACTTGTTAAGATAGCTTCAGCTAAATCATCTGCACAAAGAAACTCTCTACTAGCACTACCAGTACCCCATGCTGTTACTGTTGGAGAGTTGTTTATTTTTGCTTCATGAAATCTTCTAATAAGAGCAGGTAATACATGAGAGTTTTCTGGATGATAGTTATCTCCTATACCATAAAGATTAGTTGGCATTAATGAATGAAACATCACACCATATTGTTTACGATAGTATTGACAGAGTTTAAGACCTGCAATCTTTGCAATAGCATATGCTTCATTAGTTGGTTCCAAAGAAGATGATAACAGACAATCCTCTTTCATTGGTTGTTCCGCATGTTTTGGGTAGATACAGGAACTACCTAAAAATAAAAATCTCTTCACATTATTTTTATATGCTGCATGAATTGTATTAGAAGTAATCGCCAAATTATCATAAATGAATTCCGCAGGATATGTATTGTTTGCATGAATACCTCCAACCTTTGCTGCTGCCATGATAACAACATCAAGGAGATTTTCAGCAAAGAAATTATTAACAGCTGTCTGATTAGTAAGATCTAATTCATCACGAGATTTAGTTATGATATTACTATAACCTTTTTCTTTAAGTAAACGAACCACAGCTGAACCAACCAAACCTTTGTGACCTGCTACATATATTTTAGAATTGAGATTCATGTTTTGCTAATTTTAAATCTGCTTCTGTCATAATTTTGACAAGCTCTTTAAATTTGACTTTTGGCTCCCACCCAATCTGTCTTTTGAGTTTTGATGGATCACCGATAAGAAGATCAACTTCCGCTGGTCTCTCGTATCTTTGATCATACTTTACATATTCCTTCCAATCAAGATCAAGCAAGCCAAAACATTCTTCACAGAATTCTTTAATTGTATGTGTCTCATTGGTAGCGCAGACATAATCATCTGGATTATCTTGTTGAAGCATGAGCCACATCACCTCTGCATATTCTTTTGCATACCCCCAATCTCTTTTTGCATCTAAATTACCAAGATAAAGATCTTTCTGTAATCCCATTTTAATTCTGGTTGCAGCACGGGTAATTTTTCTAGTAACAAAAGTTTCACCACGACGAGGCGATTCGTGATTAAAAAGAATACCATTGGAAGCATGGATACCATATGACTCTCTATAATTAACGGTCAACCAATATGCAAACACCTTTGCGCAGCCATATGGAGAACGAGGGTGAAATGGTGTGGTTTCAATCTGTGGCACTTCATGAACCTTACCAAACATTTCAGAAGATGATGCTTGGTAATAACGAATACCCTTTGAGTTTGTTTCTTTAATGGCTTCAAGTAATCTTATTGTACTAAGACCAGTTACATCACCAGTATATTCTGGAATATCAAAAGATACTCTCACATGACTCTGTGCTCCAAGATTATAAACCTCATCAGGTTGCAGATCATATAACAATCTTGTCAATTGAGATGAATCTGATAGATCACCATAATGTAAATGTAATTTATCATATATATTTTCAATTCTCTGGGTATTAAAATTAGATGATCGACGGATTACACCATGAACCTCATAACCTTTATCAACCAAAAGTTCCGCCAGATATGATCCATCTTGACCCGTGATACCTGTAATTAATGCTTTAGGCATAGTATATAGTTGTTAAGTTGATCAATCAGTAGTTTGTGAATTTTTAATTGTTCTTCAAGCTTTGTAACTTTTAAAGCTAAATCAGATGCTGCTTCTTCCCAAGACTTTTCTTTAGGAATTTTATGACCTGTAATCTTACATTCTTCAAATTCTTGGAATTGATTATATTGTTTTGTTTTCTCATGACAATCACCACAAGCACATTTAAGAAAAGCAGTCTCATCTTCCTTATCACATTGTTCATCTAAAGATTTGTCTAAGTCTACTTCAACACCCTCTACTAAATCATTAGCCTTTTGAAGTAAATTTCCAATTATATCAGCACTACCAACAACAGGTATCTTATCATATTCTTCTTTTGTAATAGATTTTAATCTCTTTAACTCTTCTTCAAAAAAATTAACCTGATTATCCTTCTCAAAGACATAATCAACAATATCTTTTTTTAGCTTCTCTACTTCTTTCTCCAGTTCAAGTCTCTTTTCTAACTCTCTATCAGCACTTTTAGCTTCTTGTTCATAAGCTTTTTTCATACTCTCAAATGACTCTTTATACTCATTCCTTTCCTTATTAGCTGCATTCAGTTGATGTTTATACTCGTCTCTTTCTTTAGCACACTTTGTATAATTGTTCTGCACGATTTGTAATTTTGCTTCCATATACTTTAGACCACCCATTGTAAGAAAACCATTATACTTCTCAAGAAGTTCGGTTTTTTCTTTTTCAAGCTTTTGATTAAGTTCACCAACTGGTTCACAAGCATAACATGAACCCTGATATCCATCTCTGTATTTTGCAAGTATTTCAATAAGATCAGCATTCTCCTTTTTGAGATCTATAAGAATCTTCTTAAGTTCTACATTTTCTTCTCTGAGTTTAAAAATCTTTTCATTACAAAGTTCTGGTTGGTGAACATCCCTTTTAAGCTCTTGGATTTCTTTTTTAAGATCATGGTTTTCTTTAAGAAACTGTTCAATTAATTCATTTTGTGCTTGTAACATACTAGGAGTTTGAGTTGGAGTCCAAACGTCTGGAAACCAAGCTGGAGTTAAATTAGAATCTTCTATGATCTTATCAAGAGATTTCTTTTTTGGGAATAAATTAAACATAAATGTAGTATAGATTAATCTGGTGCAATGTCAAGAACTTTCTTCTTAATGTCTTCAAGTTGTTCTTTATCATAACGAGTATGTTGATCCCATTCAGGATCTCCGTAATGATCAAGAAAGTTATTAATTTCCATTAATATACCAAATTTTAATACATTGTGAATGAGCCAAACTTCTGCTTCGTGTTGAGTTTCAAACTCTTCTACATCTCTTAAATAAGGCTGAAGAATATAACCAAAATGTTCTACTTCCCATTCCACTCTATCACCATAAAGATAATGAGTGCTTATTCTAAAGTGACAATCACGATCTTTGTGGTAATCACCAGCAATTACATCATACCAGATTTTATTTAGTTCAATTATCTTTTCGTGATTTGTCATTAAAAAATGATATCACAATAAAAATTAAAGTCAATTAAATTTGAAAGTCTTTTGATTTAGATGCTTGTTTAAGGTTTTTTCTTTTCTTTGCAAGTTTTTTATGTCTTTTTAGCATCTTTCTAAATTCTGGTGAGATCATAAAAAGGAAAGAAACAAACCCTGCTACTAATAAAAAAACGGAGAAGCTTGCAATTAAATGTAAGGCTTCTCCGTTCATAATAATACTTATTCTTGAATGTTACGGAATTGTAACATTAGTATCCCATATTAAGCTCTTGAGCTTGCTTTGTCAATTCATTTAAAGTTTCTTCACGATGATAATTCTCTCCAAATCCAAATATTTCTAATTCAATAGCTCCAAGCTCCATAGGAGTATAGTTGATATGCTCACAGGAGACACAGAAGTATCTTGGATCAATCTCATTCTTGTATACATATTCTTCCCATCTACTATCTAAATCGGGATATCTTGCGGTTCGATATACTTTCTTGTCGTGTATATGACCATGAACATTGATCTTATGAGCATTACCAAAGGTACTAGGATGCACAGGGATGTGACTCATGAGAATACCATTATCCAAACGATGAGTTGCACGAATATCTTTGAAATACTTTGCATACTCTTTCATCTCATAGATGTCGTGGTTTCCCTTGATAAGAATCTTCTTACCATTGAGTTTACCGAAGTTCTCAATATCTTTTCTTTTCTGAGCCACATCACCAAGAATATATATTTTGTCACTTGGATGAGTAACAACCTTGTTCCAGTTCTCAATCAAGGTAGCATCATGCTCCTCTACGCTTTTAAATGGACGCATAGGATGTCCATCCTCTTTAACAAGACTGACCATGTCTGAGTCCCCAAAGTGGAGATCTGCAATCAGGAATATATTTTTCATCCAAGCATCTTAACAGTATCTCTATATGCTGTCAATGCTTTAATAATAGAATCTAGTTCTGTATTCTCAAAAGTCATAAATGATTTAGGTCTACGATTAGCATCAAAGTGACCAACATTTATATCAGTATATGTCATTTCAGTCCAATCATAATTGTCTGGTGATTGTTTAAATGTAACAAGGAATTCATCCAATTTTACATTTACTTGTACGCTTGTATTTTTATTTTTCATAAAGTTTACCATGAGGGTTTTTAAAATGCTCCCAAAGTCTTTCATGTACATAATAGAGAACAATCTTAGCAAAGAAGTCAAAGACTGATACACCTAATGAGATAAAAGGCTTTCCTGTAAAGAATAAACAGGCTAGAAAAGTAACTAAAGAGCCAAAGATCCTATAAGAGATGGCTTTGAGTAATGATACAGTTCTAGTTTCCATTATGCTTTAAGAGGAGGTGTCAAGTGATTTAGCCAAGCCAAGTTTATCTTGTACCTTACATAAAATTTTATTTAAATTTGCATCTAACTCCCAAGAAGCAATGCTTCTTGGGTCCCAAGAAGCATTTGACATACCATCTTTATCATATCTATTACCCAAACTTTCGATATATTGTTTGTTAAAATTCAAATGACATACCCAATTATCATTTTCATCAAGTATAGATACATACACTGAAGAAAACCCATTATGTATTTCTGTCTTATATTTCATAATCTTATTCTATGTGCTTTAGGAGGAGGTGTCAAGTTTTTGTTGATTCTTTTTGAATCTTACTAAACAATCAAAGATATAATCCTCTTCTTTATTTTGCATATTCTCTGGTACATTCTGTAAAAACGAACCAATAATCATTAAACAATATTGAACAATTTCTTCTCTAGAAATAGAAGAAGTATTGAACTTAACACCTACACCATATTCATCATTAGCTTTAAAAATTTCTAGTATATTCATCATAATATTCTATATGCTTTAAGAGGAGGTGTCAAGCTAAAATGCTTAAATCCAAACAAACAATACTCTACGAATAACTTCTATTGGGTATTTAAAGTTTGTTCTATGTTTAAAAACAAACCATCCTAGTAATACAAAACAAAGCAACAAGACAGCTATAATAGTGTTAGGTTCAGGTAAGGGACAAATCTGATTACCAAAAGCTTGTCCAGTTCCTAGGAAATTAGTACCACTATAGAATACTATATTTTTTAAGTTACTACTATTTGGGACAGTAGTAAATTTTAAAACCTCTGATGTATTATTAGGATTATAGTTAATAATAGATAGAATATAATTATTAATGTTTATAAGACTATAAAAAGTAAGGAGAGTATTACCAGAGATTGTAGTAAAATCAATTGTACTATTAGCTGTTAGAGTAAGGGTTCCAAATGTTTGACTAATAGTTTTATCAGCAGTCCTATTACCTCCATTGGACAATAATAAGGTTCCCCCATTTAGGACAACAGCAGTTCCTACAGTCTGTGGATTATTACCCTTTCCAACATTAAAAGTATCTTCAGAATTAACAAGAATTACAGTACCAAAAGTATTACTAACAAAGAGTAGAAATATAGCAAGGAATCTAATCATATAATACTGTATGCTGTACCTCTTACTGGAGGTGGTGTTGGGTAAGGACTCTTTTTTGGCTTAGGAATAGGGGTTATTGCAGGTCGAGGGGTAGGTGTGGGTGTTGATGCAATAGGTTTAATTGGTTTGGCATTAGGGAGGGTTTGCTTAGTAACTGGCGTGGGTCGAGGAGTTGGAGTTGGTGTTGACTTTATACTATCTTCAGCAAATACTGAGGTAGATAAAATTAACATTATTAATATTTTTTTCATAATATTATTATAATGATATTTAACAGGAAGTGTCAATATAATTGTCACTTAATTTATTTTAAGTAAATTATTACAGTCTATATGCTTTAGGAGGAGGTGTCAAAAGAATCTTATGAATTATCCAAAATTGTACTTTAGACATCCAATATAAAAACAACATTCCTAAGATAGTATAAACACATAATGCTTCAAAAGCATTTGGTTCTGGTAAACTATCTAACCAATTAATAAATCTTTGTCTCATTTAGATTCCAACTCTTTAATCTTATTCAAAAGCTGTTCATTCTCTTCCTTAAGTGTCATATACTTTCGATTTAGATTCAAATAAGCATCAAGTGCTCCACTTAGTTCTTCTTTATGTAAAGAAGTTCTTGAATCATACTCTTTAAGAGTATTGTCATTAATGTATTCTTGTAGGTTTTGTGTTTCTGTTGTCATATTTTTAATATTATATACTATTAGAAGGACTAGTCAAGAGAATCTTCAGCAACTTCTGGTATAAAGTTTTTAGGAATGTTATCATCCAACCACTCTTTTGGTCTTTCTGTAAACCTTCCCTCTTCACCCAACAAACTAAAATAAGCTGTCTCCAATCCAATAAGCATACCATACATATACTCATTGATGTTATAGTTGCCATTCTGCTTTTGGATGTCAATAAGACCTTTAATCTTTGGCACAGCATAATCTCTAAAGATTTCTTTAACCAAATTATCATTCCATCTTACTTCTTTTTGTTCTTCATTCATAATCTTATTCTATATGATTTAAGAGGAGGTGTCAAGCAGATTACCAACCCTCCTCTTTCTTTCTTGGTGCTGTTACAAATACTCCCCAATCATCTCCACTGAATGAAATCTCATACTTGTCACCTTTAGGAAGAGTTTTAAACTTCTTATCAATGAGATCAAAAGCACCTTTGAAGTCTCCAACCGAGATCAAATTTTCTAGCTTCTTTTGAATACTCTTCGGAGCCTTGAAAAACTTCCTAGTACTAAATCCTTCTACAACTGGATTAGGAACATCAGAATAACTTCCCCAACAAGTATCAAAGTCTCTTCCAGTACCAGCGTATCCATCGTTTCTTTCGTATGCCATATATTGCCTTAGTGTCTTCTGAATCATATATGCTTCCTCTCCACCATAGCCATACTGACCAATTCCCCATGCAGCATTAGGAGAACCAAGATCTTTGAAGTATACAGATCTAATAAGCTTCTCAATTTCTTTATTATCGCCATAATGATAATATTTTCTATCCTTTAACATCTTGGTTTGCTTATCTGCATAACACTCATCAAGAGCCATATCAATCTGACCACTTCTCATTCTTTGAAATACTTCCAATGCTCTTACGAGGACAGGAAGATGCCTCTCATCAAAGATAACTGTGACTTTCTTATGTTCTTTTTTCTTTTTAGCTTTCAAATTTTTAACATGATTTTTCATTTCTTGGACATCCTTTTGGATTTGTTTGTGATCTTCTTTAATGTAATTGTGAATCATTTTTATAGTCTATAGGAATCTTTAGGTGGTGTCAAGCTTCTTCTTCTAATTTTGCAATACAATTTCTTGTTATTATTAAATATCATAAACCAGTGTGATAGAATGCTTCATCAGAAGAACCAGTGGCATAACCATCACCATAGCCTTCACTATATTTTTCAAGTTTAATATCTTCTATTTCTTCTATAAATTTATTATATTTTGATTCTAAAGATTTTGCTAATTCAATAAGACCATCTACCCAAGCATCATATGATTCATATTCATCTCTATTTTTAATATAATTTTCTACAATGGATTCTTTATTCATGATTCTTATATTCTATATGATTTTTTAGGACTCTTCAAGCTTTTTTGCATTTCCACATCAAATAGGCATATGCACTGCGATAATTTTCAAAAGTCTTAGCCTGTCCTTTCATTAAGATTTTCCTTGCTTCTAGAAATGTATACTCTTTGTTATCTAAGATAAATTTCATAATTTTAGTTTATATGATTCTTTATGATGAAATGTCAATAATTAAAATTAATATCATTTGTTTGGCTGGGTAGATCAATATTTTTATTCTTACTCCAATTTTCCTTGACCATCTTGTGCCTAAGCATTTCAGTAACTATCTGGACGACATTAAACTCATTAAATTTCTTAAAACGGAACTTATCTGCGAACTCTTCTAGGAACTGTTCAATCTCTTCGTTCTTATTTTTCATACTTTTATAATGAGGACACTAGTCCTGCTATACCCCATATACCTAATACTATCATTAATATAAACAAAAGAAATTCTCCTATTGTTTTTAATACCTCTACTAGTCCTTTCCCAACAAAGAATTCTCCAAGGAATTCCATATAAAACATACACCCTAATAGGAATAACAATGGTGCAGCAGCTATTGTATACAAGAAGATCATTTTTTTACTGATTTATTTATATGGTTTTTGGTTTTTTATTTTTCATGCTATTAGCATATTCAATTTTTTAATAATTGTCAAGATCCTTATACATATTCCCGAAATATGTAGTGGGAAGGTTACAAAATTAAAAATCGGTATCACCAGTAGATCCTAGTGCATCCATGTATTCGTCTTCCTCTTGATAGTCTCTGACTAACCAACGACCAAGATCTTGCATGGCTTGGTTGTAACGATTCTGAAGCCAATCTGGAGTTTCATAATATTTTGGATTCTCGTGATGGAAATACAAAGATTCATTCTTTGCATTGTTCAGATCTTCCAAGAACTGTATACCATTACGAATAAGTTCGTAATTGAATTTTTCTTTATTTTTCTTTTTCATATTCTATTAGGGTCAATTTTTTTAGGATGTCCTGCATCATGAACTGTTTCCCATAAAGAATCAATAGTGTGGCAAATCTCTACTTTCTTTCTACCAACTTTCTTGTGTGCTTTAAGAATCTTGCCATTAGGACTTTCTCTCTCATAAAGATACCAATCAATCCACTCAAGTTGATCTGTATTAAATGCTGCTGTAAAAAGTTCAGTAATTACATGTTCATAGTTCTCTTCGTACTGCATGAGATCAACTCCAAGTTTATACATCTCACGAGATCTCAAACGAGCAGCTTGAAGGTTTAGGATTATTTTTTCAAATGATTGTTTATTCATATTTTTAAAAGTTGATGACTAGGAACTACTTTTGTGGTAATTCGGACAGGCTACACGTTCATCGTATACTATGCTTCGCTATCACCTGTTGCGGAAGTTCTTTAGCTTATAAGAACTCGCACCCTAGTCAAATTGTTTAGGTTAATACTGTAACAGTATCCCTATAAGCTGTCAAAGCATTAATGATTGAATCTAGTTCATGACTCTCAAAAGACATAAAATGTATTGGTCTACGATTTGTATCCATGTGACTAGGACAAATATCAGTAGTGAACATTTCAGTCCAATCGTGATTGTCTGGTGATTGTCTGAAAGTTACATAAAAATTATCTAACTTTACGTTTACCTGTACGGTTGTATTTGTGTTTTTCATGATTTATATATAGTAAACGATGTTTTAAATTTTGTCAAATCAAAATTTTATTAAATTGATCAGCAGTACAATTATTTTTATGTCTTCCATCATCAACTAATAGACAAGGAATTCCTTCTAATTCGGCAGCAACTACATGATGAAGAATATCATCAACATGTAGAACGCTTTTGATTTTTTTTAAAATTGGTAATTTTGAACCACCAGAGGTATAATGAATTTCTTTGATAGGAAGCTGATAGTTATATACAAAACTCTTAACTTCTGGAATAGCCCATTCCTCACGAGCAGTAACAATATGAATTTCATATCCTTCATTATGTTTTTCCATTAAAATATCAATAACGTCCTTGATGGGAACAAGTTCATCACTAACAATTCCCCAAAGAAGTCCTTGCTTTTCTTCCGTCATTGATGCCAAAGTGTCATCAAAGTCAAACGAGACTATACCTTTCATGAAGAACGAGGAAGATATACAGCATTAACCATATCTTGCAACCAAGCCATAGTTGGTGCTTTATCATACTCTCCATCATAATAAGCTTTATCATCTGGTAACTTTTTAAGTCCAGCAATATATTGTACATGGTGGACTTCATCAAATCCAGTTTCATATCCATCAACAACAACAATTTGTTCTGGATCAAATTTTTGAAGTTGTTCTATTAGTTCTTTTACTTTCATATATTCCAAGTTGTTCTTCCTCCATGATGACCACAAGTCTCACAATTACCTTTGCTTTCCTCATAATCATCCGATTGAAAACATTCCATAAAACTTTGAAAAGAACAAGTACCATCCTTAATTCCTTCTTTTAGTTTCAATAAAAGATAATCAAGAAGTTCATCATCTTCTTCAGGTTGCTTGACTCCCTCTTCTACTTCTCCACTTCTCCATACATCATTGATAGAAAATCCCCAATTATAACAGGACATCTCATCATAAACTATCTTGTATTTTGGTTCATCATTTATCTCGTTGAATTTCTGTTCAGTTATGATCATACCTTTAAGTCCATTGATCTCAGAAAGCCAAACGGTTCCCTGATCAATTTTTTTAACTTCCCAAAATATGTTATCTATTTTTACAGTTCTCATAATAATTTTTTTTGTCGAGTTTTTTTCTGATTTTCTCAACTTTTTTTTCTTCAATAATCTTTGGAATATCCTTTAATCCTTCTTGGATTCCTTCAATAAATCCAGTCAATAACCACCAACAAAAAGTAAAAATAAATATAACAAATCCTAATGCTATTATACTAAGAATAATTGCTGCTGATATTTTAATTATTTCTAGTATCATACACTCCAAGTTTTGCCATTGTATCCAAGACCAACCTGACCCCAAAATCCAGAATTTTGAACATCGGGAATAATTGAATTTGATTTGTAATCAAATAGATCCTTTTCAATAAACTTAACATTCTCTTGAATTGGAATTACAATGGCAGCAAGATCATCTTCAAAGTCAGCTTTGATAATGTTCACACCATTTTTATCATAACCTTCTCTCTTAATCTGATTCATAAAGTAATCAGAAGACTTCTTGCTAATAAAAATAGCATAGGTATTGTTATTGTTGAATGTTTCGGATTTTAGTTTTGTCATAATTTTAGAATACACCAAACTTTATAAGTTTGTCAATATTTTCTTTTGCCTTCTTATTTCTTTTTTCTTGTGCCTCAAGATAGAAATTAGGAAGCCCAGTATCAATAGCTGCACAGCTTCCATCTTCATCAATCTCAAGAACCTGATGTAGACCACAATCAATGTTGGCATTCAACCCTCCGTTTTCATACCAAGTATTAATTTTACCCATCGTGGGGGTGTGTCCATAAACTTGACGTAATCCTCTAGTAACGTGACCTTCTTGAAAGTCATCACACCAAAGTATTCCACCAACCTTTTGCACACCACCACGACAACGACCTACAGCACCAATGGTTTCGTTCCATGTACGATTAAGGTAATCATCTGTAGCCTTTGCAATCTTATCAATGATAACTTCATTACTCATACCTTTAATGGGGTGTTCAAACCAAGTTGGATGAATACCAGCATGGGTAAACCATACGCCGTTACCAAGATGTGCAAACTTAATTTTATCCCATGCTTGTTGATCCATAACACGATTGATGACATCATCTTTCTTCATATCATAACCAGAACAATTGTATATGTTCTGAATATGACCACTTTCATCCTTGCTATAATTTAAATACGAATAATTGATATCGTGATTCCCCATCAAATGAATACGATTGGGTTTATCAAGCGATTCTTTTAGCCAACGAGCAGTCTGAATTGCATCATTGGCGGTATCACCGAAATCATCAAAGTAATCACCAGTAAAAACTACAGTATGAGTCTTATCATACAATGATGCAATTTCTTCAGCTTCTACCCAATGATTATGGATATCACCAATAGCTATAATGTTCATCTTTTTATAATAGATGATTTAAAAAAATATGTCAACCTTTAATTAAAAATATTGCTAATTTTATTACCCAATACCAAAAAATAAAACAACCAATGACAATAAAAAGATTTGGTGGAATGTATTTCATAAAAATTATCTCCGATAACACCCTCCACCATATCCATATCCACCACGATAACCGCCATATCCATATCCGCATCCGTAACCCCTACCCCATCCACCATATCCATATCCATATCCACCCCACCCATAGTTTGCATAATATGGGTAAGAATAACCATAGTAAGGATAACTATAACCATAACTGTATGGATAAGAATAACCATAATTTACAGATGGTGTAGAAACAACATAATCACCATTCACGGTACAACCAACCGTGAAAATGCACATTAATAGAATTGTAAAGTATTTAATCATATTAAGCAATATTTCTGTTAATCCAAATATCTACTTTGGTAAGTTTACTTCCAATTTTTGAAATAATTCTACCTAGTCTAAACCAGAATTTATTCCAATAACCCCAAGTATATTTTCTCAAAAATCTTCTAGCTTTATTGTTAAACTTTGCTTCTTCTTCGGCTAGTTTTTTCTTCCAGTATTCATCATTTTTCTTTATTTCTTCTGCGGTTTGCGACAGACGAATCTCAACTTTCCTAAGTTTTCCTTGAATGACACCATTTACAAACTTTCCACAAAATTCTGCCCAGTACTCATTCCCTTGTTTATCAAAGAAAGAATCATAAAAATAAAGATCACCAGTAAACTTTTCAAATTTGTATTTTCTAGATTTCTCCTTGAATTCGTAGGGCCAACAGAAACGACCCTGTCTTTTGATTTTTTTCTCATCTTTTTCAGATATTACACGAACATTTTTACCTTCAACAAATAGACCGTAAAGTTTACCGTTTTTTCTAATAACATAAGTTGACATAGTACAATCAGTATCTTTTGTTTGAAAGCTAATATCATTCCAATTCATATTGGAAAACTTTTCTTGCTCTTTCTTGTTTAGAGGAAGAGGCAACTCACATTTAATATTATCGAACATTCCCATTTTTTAATCTTATCAGTTTTTATTTTTTTGTCAAGTATAATTTACCATACTGGAGATGACAGGGATCGAACCTGCTACATTCTGCTTGCAAAGCAGACGCTCTACCAATTGAGCTACATCCCCGAAATGGTGGAGGCGAGGGAGAACTGCCCTCCCTGTCCTTAATATTGGTAACTATATATTCGATACAAGCTTTGACAAAATTCGTACTTTCGTTGTCTAAAGGTAACTAGGCTTTGCCAACCTATCTATGTTTAGAGACCTACCTGTATGCGTGATTAACGACCACATACCACCGCTTGCACTCTTTTACTAGTGTCACAAGACCCACTAAAACCTATTGTTATTCCACTACCCCTAATAGGATCAGGATTGTGGTGTTTATGCTGCCATGAGGCAAAGCTCATCTTCGTTTCCGAAGAGAGACTCTGCTGCATTTGTCACGAATGACTTGACTGCTTCAACTGCATTGGTTATTGCCTTTGCGTTTATTTTTTAATCCGTTTTAAAGTAGCCACAGATCAACTACTGCTTGCATATATAGTTTTCAACGATTAAGTCGAATCTATTACGCCCCCAAATTATACTTATCAAAGAACAAAGACTTTTGGTACACGAGGAGGGATTTGAACCCCCGCTAGGCAGAATGTAAATCTGCTGCTTTACCAGACTAAGCTACTCGTGCATTAAGTCCACAAATACTTACGAAGCTTCACAAGATCTGCAAGGTATTCAGAATCTCTTTCGTGAATATCTTGTTCGACTTTAGAATACTCTTGCCAGTTATTATCAATAGATTCCAAATAATTTTGCATTTCTTTTTTACCCGTTTTAACCCATTTATAGATTTCCTGAAGTCTAAGATAATTTTTATAATGAGCATTGTAATATTCCCAAAATAAATCAACACTCCCCCATTCATTTTTATTATACTCGTCATCCTTATGGAGAGATTTCATAATCATTTGAATTTGATCAAGACCTTTTTCCTCCTCAACAAATGATATGATAATAGCGGAAAGAACATTTTCTACGATCCCATCTAGATCTATCCAAGCTTTTGGGATAGCCTTGCGGATGGATTTATGTTGCGGATTAAAAGTATAATAAACATACCAATATGCTTTATCTTTAACTCTAAAAATAGACCAATAAACTTCTTCCCACCAATTAAGCTTGGTAAAAGGAAATTGTATTTTCTTAACCTTTACGTGTTCTATATTCATTGTTTAGATTTTTTAGTTGTTCAGATAGTTTGTTGATGATCTTGTTTTCCCTTTCAGAAGTTCCGTTTATTTCAGTGAGATTTTCTGGATCGGCAGAAAGATAAGCTTGAATCTCATCTTCAATGACTTTAGCAGAGTATCCAATACCAAGCAAGTGTTTTTTGAATTTATTGTAAAGTTTTTCTGGAAGTTGACTTGTAATCTTATTAGCAGCATTTTTATATGATGGATACAAATAATAAAAAGCATGGGCAACTTCATGATTTATAGTTGTTTTGTTTCCTGTTTGAGCACCTATGAGATAATACTTCGGTGCATTTGTATCACTATTTGTAATCTTATGATCAATTTCTTGAATCACATCATCGTATTCATTTATATCTTTAAAACTATCATGATAGCCATAACATTTATCAATGATGTGGCTAGGAACATTAAACCCTGCCCAATCAGAAGGATAGGTAAAGCAATCTTCACCCCTTCTCATAGTATAAAGTCTTTGAAATTCTGTCATTGAAAAATGCTTTCCTCTGATTTCTTTATATGGAGATTCATAGAATTCTTGAACTCTGCAAAATGTCATTGCAAGATCATAAGAATTGTCCATAGTTACCAAGAATATATTGTGGTGAATTTCTTGTAGTTTGTATTTTACTTTCATCTTTTATAAGTATAGAAGTAATTATTATGCTTGTCAATCTTAAAGAACTCAGTATTAAATTAGCCGATAAAATTGCGGAGTTTATAGGATCTTGGAGATTTATTATAATTCAATCGACCATACTGACGATATGGTTAATCGTAAATATATTAGGATTGTGTCATTTTGATCCTTATCCCTTTATTCTTCTGAATCTTTTTCTTTCTTTTGAAGCTGCTTATGCCACGCCTTTAATTCTAATGTCATCCACAAGGCAATCAGAAAAAGATAGAGCGCACCTGTTACATGATGTTGAGTTAGATCAAAATGCATACAATCTAATGCTTCAGTTACATGAAGTTTTAATTCAATTAAAAGATGATTTAAGGTTAGATGAGAAAGCACTAGAAGATCATAGTAAATTAAAAGATGATCATAGTCAACTCAAAAAAGAGTTAGAAGAGATTAAAAAATTACTTCAGAAATAAAATGGTGGGCAGAGAAGGACTCGAACCTTCGAACTCCAAGGAGAGGAGATTTACAGTCTCCAGCAATTGCCGCTATGCGATCTACCCATTAAAAAGCTGCCTCGTAAGGACTTGAACCTTAACAAAGAGATTCAAAGTCTCTCGTGCTACCATTACACCACAAGGCAATATTTTTAAATTATTCTTTTATCATCATCCAAAGGAATTGGTTCATGCCAAATCCTATTATCTTCAACTTGATATCCTCTTTCCTTTAAATCTTTGATTGTTTTATCTTTATTTTCATCCCAATTAAGAAAAAACAAATCTTTTAGTTTATCTTCAAACCAATTAATTCTTGGTTTGTTTTTATTGAAATGAACAATATGAGTTGGTGTATAATTCCATGACCATTTAATTTCATACCATTGAAACATTACAAATCTTTTAAATCTTTCCCAAGGAGTAGAACTTTTATTTTTAATAAAATAAAGACCATCTTCTGTATATTTTTTATATGTTTTAAAATCAAATGGACGATAACTACTATATTTTATATTGTTTAAAACAATCCAAACAGATTTAACTCTATTTTTCCAAGTGTATTCCATACTTGGATTAAGGCGGCAATCTTGTTCAATCGTATTTCTAAATACTTTAGAAACATCAGCAACAGTTCTGGTCTCGTTATGCTTTGCAAGATATTCGTTTACATCCACATTATCTTCTTTACAGATTTCAGCGAGGTAATCTTTCACAGTTGGAATTACCATAGTTTCACCTTGTTTACCAGTTTCAACTGGCAAACTTTTAAATGCACTTGATGTAGAATTGCTCATATCTATACTTTAGCACAATTACTAAAGAAAGCAATACAAATTTAATTTTAAGCGTTATATGCGACTACACTACCACTAGCTAACTTTATTGCACCAAATGAACCATTAATGGTAAAAGATGCGGGAAAGGTTGGAACATTAATTGCACTAACAGTAACACCGTTTGTACCAGTTAAACCTGAAATTGTTGTTGCTGCAATTGTTTGAATTGCAGCAAAATTACCAGTTACTGTATTTGTTGTTGCTATTACTGTAATTCCATTACTACCTAAAGAGTTTACCTTGTATATTGCCTGTGCAAATAATGGTCTATTTAAATCATTGTTAACATCAACCCAAGAATAATTTTGAGCCGCATTTGGGTTTGGGATTTGCGTAACACCAGAAACAGTTGGATAGTATGTAGAATAATTCATATATAATATTTACTATATTTAGGCTTTTTTGTTTTTATTTAACCACTGAGTAGTTAAGAATTGACCAGTTGGGGTTGTTTTATTTGTTAAAGGTGTACTTAACTTTGGTTGTCTTGTTGCCTTATCTGTTCCCATAACCTGATGCCAGTTACGATCCTTAAACATATACTGTTTTACGGGTTTAGTGTTTGTTGAATATGTTGCATTGTTTGGTATACCACCATTCATTTTTTCTAATGTTGAAGCAGCAGCTTCATCTGAAGGTGCGTACTCTTCTTTTTCCTCTGTACTTGGTTCAGTATCCGTTGTTAATGGTGTAGTTTCCTTTGGTACTTCGGATGTGGGAGGCTTTGTAATTGGTTCTGGTGCCTCTGTTTCTGTTGGTTCAATACCTACCTTTGTGGCAATAAAATCACCAAGCGACTTTGTTAAAGTAGCGGTATCTTCATCTGTTGCTTTATAATCTTTTCCAAGAACGCCCAATGATACAAGATCGTTTAATGCATTTTTAACTATTGATTTGATAATATTTTCCCTTTTACCTTGTTTATAAACATCTGATGCACTTATTTCATTACCCTTGCCACCACTAAGAGCACTATTTAATCCCTTTCCGTATTGTTTTGATGCATCATATGCTGCTTTTACTCTTGCACCAGTTTGACGAAAAATCCCTTCTTCAAGTGGTTTATTGTAAACTTGTGAATATGCTTCTGATATAGATGTAAACTTTTCGCTCATATAGAATATACTTATTCAGTATATTAACATTTTCAAAGTAAAATGGCTGTCGAGGTAGGATTCGAACCTACAACAAAAAAATATTTTATTTTATGTATTATTTTCGAGTAAATATTATTATGAAAAAATGTTTAACTTGTCAAAAAACTCTCATAGGAAAATATAAAAAGAAATTCTGTAACGCTTCATGTGCTGCAAAGACAAATAATAAAAATACCTAAAAGAAAAAAAGAAGGTGATTTAAAATTTTGTTTAAATTGTAATAAAGAATTTTATATAAGTCCTAGCAAAGGTAAAGGAAAATATTGTAGCATTAATTGTATGCATGAACATTATAATAAAGAATTTGATAATGAAATAGAAAATCTTTTTAATTTAGGTAAACTAAAATATAGAGATAAAATAAAAAGAATTCTTTTAAAAAAAAACGGACATAAATGTTTATCGTGTGGATTAACTGAATGGAATAATCAACCAATACCTTTATGGGTTGATCATATTGATGGATGTGCAAATAATAATAATCCAGAAAATCTAAGACTTGTTTGTTTAAATTGTGATGCTCTATCTAAAACTTTTGGTGGTAAAAATAGAGGCAACGGAAGAAGATCTTTAGGACTTAGACCTTGGGATTAAAAAAGCTCCACTGGCTAGAGTCGAACTAGCATGATGAACAAATTAACAGTTTGCTGG